GACCTTCACCTATCGCATCATGGACTCCACTGGTGAGTTCCGTCTGATTGCTGACGCTGCTGATGATCTGCCCCGCGCTGACATCAGCCAAGTGGAGAAGAGCATCAACATTCGTTCCTTCGGTGGCAGCTTCGGTTACACCGTGCAGGAACTGCGTGCTGCTCAAATGGCCAACATCGCCCTGGAGCAGCGTCGTGCTGCTGCTGTGCGCCGTGCCTATGAAGAGAAAGTGGAAAGCCTTGCTTTCTTCGGCGAAAGCTCTGTGGGTCTCGCTGGTTTCTTCAACAACTCCACAGTGGACGTGGTTGCTGCTGATAAGTGGTTCACCACTGCTGGCACCACGGCCCAGGAAATGCTTGAGCTGCTGAACTATGGCGTGACTGCCATCATCAACGGCTCCAAGATGAAGGAACAGCCCGACACCATTCTGCTGTCCTACGCGGATTACAACAAAATCAGCACCACTCGCAACTCCGATTCTTCGGACGTGACCGTGCTGGAATATTTCCTGCGTACCAACCCCTACATCCGTAACGTTGAGCCCATCAACCAGTTGGAAGCCGACAACAGCGTGCTGAATACTGACCGTATGGTTGTGTACAAGCGTGATCCTGAGAAAGTGCAACTGCACATCCCTCAGCCTCTTGAGCTGTTCCCGCCTCAGCAGCGTGGTCTGGAATTCATCGTTCCTGCTCATGCCCGCGTCGGTGGCGTTGCTCTGTACTATCCCAAGAGCATGATCTACGTGCAGGCCTCTGCCTGAGGATAGTTAATCAAGAAGAGGGGCGTTAAGCTATTAGCAATTGTTTCTCTTGAACAATGCTGATTGCTTATCGTCCCGAACTTGAAAATCCCCCTCGTGATGCAGGGTTTGGCATTATTACCAAGAGCGGGCTCATTCAACTGACGCCTGGTCTTAATCAGGAAATTCCTGATGAGAAATGGAAGGAAGCGAAGGAAAATGGTACGGTCAAGAAGCTTCTTGCTATTGGTGCCATTGAAGAAATGAAAGAACAAGTGATGGTAGAAGACCTGCCTGAAAATGTTCAAAGCCTTAGCGAACTTCCCCTCACACAAGCCATTCGTGCCATTGAACTCATCCATGATCCAGATCGTCTGGGCGATTGGAAGAAAATTGAAGGGCGCGTCCGTGTGAGGAATGCCATTGCAAAGCGCGTTGAAGCTATTCGCATTGGGAAGGCCTGATTATGGCAGTCACCTACGCAAGCTTTCTTGAGCGCTTTCCTGAATTCAGTCCACATCCATCTGGCATCGTCAATGGCGCCATTTCAGAAGCTGCTTACGATGCTTCTAGCGATGTGTTCGGGGATCAAACTGATAGGGCAGTAAAGTTCCTTGCTGCTCATATCATCGCCATTCAACTTGCTCAAATGGGCATTCAAATTGGTGCCACTGACGGCAAAGTATATGGCGAGGGGCTTGATGCCACTCAATACGGTCAGGAGTTTAAACGAATGACCAACAATCTTCCTCTTTCTTCTGTTGGGTTTGTCGTGTGAGCAATTATCTAGAGCCACTTGCAAATGCCACCTTGGTGTTTAATGTGGCGTCTGGATATGCGCTTGACAATGAAACTGGAAATTACGTGCCTGTTGCGACAGGTATTACGTTTTATGCCACGCTGAAACAGAAAAACAACCCGCGTTACGATCAACTCCTTGGGGCTGACATGACTGCCGTCTACATGGAAGGCAGAATGACCAGCCCTCTTACTTTGTCTGGCGTTACTGTGGGCGATTCTGCTCAGGCCACAATCAATGGAAGAGAGGGGAGGTTTGAACTGTTGCCGAACGAACAAATTGCTATTCACTATTGGCAGTTCTTAGGCACGCCAGTCAGGGGAATTTTTAGACTGATTGGCAAAGGAAGCGTGGACAACGCTTAATTCTCTTCTTCCATTGAGGAATTTCTCATGCTCTACCATCCCACTGAGCTAGTGAAGAGCCAGGACGTGATTGTCCGCGTTGGCTCCATTGGCGGCACTTCTCGTCCCGTCATCACTCAAAGTGGCGCCACTTTTACTGTTAGCGGCGCTCCCACTCTCTACACTCTGCAAGCTGCCACTACTGCCTCTGTTGCTTTTAACGATGGCAACCAAGAATTCTACCTGCTGGGCGGCGGCGGTTTCGCTGATAGCGTAATTACCACCAGCCAGGCCACTGCTTCCATCACTTCCTACTTCCAGAAGGACGTTGATGGCACTGTGTTCCTGCCCAACAGTTTTGACGAAGCTTTCCAGACAGTTAGCGCTAGTCGTTACGACAAGAACCACGAAGTGTACGTGGAGATCAACAAGCAACTTGGCGCTTCGGGCAACACTTACTATTATGATCGCGTGGCCTTCGTCGCTTGCGTGATGAACTACAACGAGAGCTATCCCGCTGATAACCTCGTGGAAGTGACGTTTGATCTGACCAGCCGTGGTCGCATTGGTATCCACCAAAATGCTTCGGAGACTGGTAGCATCATTCCGACTGCTCCTAATTCCTGATTCTTCCATTAAATCTTCGCTAGCCTGTCTCCTATGGGGGCAGGCTTTTTAATGAACATTTCTCAGCTTCGCGATACGATTACTACGCTTCTTTCTGCGTCGCCCAATTTGATTGGCACTTATACGCTGCCCAATAACTCAACGATTCCTGCCGTGTATGTAGTGGGAAGGCAAAGCGTGCCAAAGGAATGGAAAGTGAAAGGCTTGGAAGTGACCATGAGAGAGTTTCCAGATCGACTTCCTCGTGCGATGGTGGGCATGGTGCAAGTAAATCAACTATGGGAAGTGAGGCTTGCGCAATTCACTCCTAACAGTACCACATTGAGTGATGCGATGGAAAGAATGGTTAGACGGTTTCCTGATTCCACGCCATCGTACTTTCCTGGCGATGACATTGCTTATGAGCAATGCAAGTTTATTGTCCCTGATCGCATCGTCAAGCAGTTGTATCCAGCAATCTAATGGCAGCGATTATCACTGGCGGCAACCTCGTCAATCCTGAAGATATTGTCAATAAACTTGCCAAGGCTTTTGAAACTTGGACTCGCTTTGACGTGAATGATCATTTCCGAGACGAGTTTCTTGATGAGAAGTGGGACTATGGCAGGGACACCAAAAGAAAGAACGGAACGTTCATTCCTGCTGGTCAGCGCGACATTTACGACTTAGGAGATCTCTACAGAAGCGGGAGGGATAGCTTCGACATCTCTTTGTCATCGTCTAATGCTGAAGCAAGTTGGAACTGGGATGCTACGAATAGCAGTGGTCAGCCTTATGCTCGTTATGTTCATGATGCGCTAAGAGGAACAAGCGTGCCATACGCAAGACCGTGGACTCAAGACATTGCCATTCCAAGCCGGTTTGAACAAAGCATGATAAAACGACAGCTTCTGGCCCGCATTCGCACGGCAATGGGCAAATGAAGATTGACTATTTATGGAGCGCAGACAACACTGTTCATGCCATTAATTGTCTCGTCGATGGCACTGCTTTAGAGGTGGGCATTCTTTGCCTTATTTCCTGTAGGGAAACGACCATTAGAATTGGCAACGACAATCATTCAATGCTGATTGAAGTGCCGCCTGAGTTTCGTTCTTCCCATGAGCGAGTGAAGGTGTTCAACGCATTGCTTAACATTCTTGATCATGAGCAAATACAGCTTTCTGGTTCAGACCAAAACTGAAGGTTATTTTGAGCTGCTGCCTGAAATTCGCTTGAAGAAATATGGCAGTTGGCTTGTTGCTGAATCCATTGAACAGGAAGAAATCAGCAAGCTGCAAAGTCAAGCTACCATTCGCGCCGTTCAGCTTGCCAAGCGTATTGCTGCATCGCGGGAAATTCCTCTTGATGAGGCTTTCGCGCTTCTGCAAGGCGGTGGTTCCATCACTGAAGCTGAACTGCTTTCTGAGTTCACTGAAGAGACTCTGAGCATGATTACCAGCGGCTCGTCGGTGGAAGCCACAAATGCTCGCATGGTCACTGCTTTCATTCGTTCTCGCGGGCAGGGTCTCATTGATGGTGAATGGCAAGATCTTGGTGATTGGGAAATTGAAGACACCAAAAACCTACCGCGTAAAGCCATTGCAAAAGTGGTTGAATTTATTGCTGAAGAGCAAAATGCTGAGACGCAGGAGGCTGTAGAAGCAAAAAAGGCAGCGAAGAGGAATGGCCCTCAGTAGCAGAAAGGCTTGAAGCGCAAGCCAGGAAGCAGCTTAAGAGCCTGACAGATTGGAACGAAATCTATTTCAGGCTCTCAGCTTCTGACTTTAAAGACGAGCGATGGAGTGCCAAAAATTTTGGCCTCCAGAAGCTTGATGACGTTAAGCGTGCGCTGAAATATCTTGACCGCCATGACATTGCAAAATACAATGTTGCGAGTGTTGCCGTAGCCAAGCTTGGCACTATGGCAGCAGGGATGATGGCGGGAAGAAAGAGCAAAGTAAAACCTGAGGATTTCTTGCCGTTTGATACCAAGCAGCTCAAGAAAGAAGATGGCGTGACAGATGCAAGCTTGATTGTTCTACAGCGTTTAATGAAAACAAGAAGAATGGATGGGCGCGTTATCGCATTGCTTGCCGACGAGATGAAAGCTTTTGCTGGGCGTAATCAAGAGCAATGATTATAGAATGGAGGGAAAGTAAGCGAAAATTAAAATGGCAGCTCAAGACGCCGAACTGAAGCTTAAGGTAAGTCTTGACCTAGGATTTTTTAGGCAACAATTAGCAGGGCTTGGACAAGCTGCGGCTGGATACAATCTTCCCGTAAAAGTACAGTTCGATCGGCGCTCTGTGCAAAATGAGCTTAATGCTCTTGGCGCAAATATTCGACGGAGAAATTACAGGCTAACTGTCGAAACAAATTTATCCGCTGAAATAGCAAAAGCAGATACTCTCGCCAGAAAACTTGGAGAGCTTAGCGGAAAGCTTAAAGCAACTCGCGGAGGAGGTGGAGTAGCACAAGGCCGAGAAGCAATATCTCAAATTGAAGAGGTATTAAGAGGGGGCCTTTCTGGTCGTGTATTTGGCATCCAAAAGGCTCAAGAAAATATTGCAAAGCAAGCAATTTTATCTCGCCTTGAAAAAGCTTCATTGAGCAAAGGAGGCTATAACACGGCAGGCCTTGAAAAAATTATTCGTGATCTTGGTGGCACTCCAACCGGCGGTCGCAAGGATTTAGTTGCACAAGCTAAGAAGCTTGTAGAAGAAAGCAATGGCATTGCAGATGCCGTTTTTGAAAATTTAAAAGATTTGCAAATGAACCTTCGTCCCATTCGTGGACAAGCTCAAACGAGCGCTGCTCGTTCAATGCCTAACCTCAATCAGATGTTGGATCGCATTGCAAATCTTACGGAAAATCCTCGTGCAGCACAGCGGATGCTGCGAATGATGCCCGAAAGCAGGCTCACGACTGATCTTGTTGGAGCGGCAAATAGACAGGCCGCATTTAGAGAGCAATATGGTCCGCAAGGATTTAGGCTCCCTGGCTTTGGAGGAGCAAAAGCTTTCGATCCATTACTGAAGGCAATTGCTAAAGATTTTTCAGACTATACCAAGACTGTAAATATTACCGATCCGTGGGTTGGGCAAATTGGCGATGGCATTCGTCGCATTGTTGCAGTGTCTGCCCAAGCTGCAACTGCCACAACAAAAGCATTGCCTCCCGTGGGAGGCACTACTAGCCCTATGAGCGCCTTGGAGCGCAGGCTTGCTCAGTCTCGTGGAGCATTGGGAACAGGAGGAGCTGCTGCCGGCTCTTTATTCACCGGTCGCGGACTCGTGAATCCTGGTGTGTCAATGCTTTCTCCAGTTGGTATTTCTGGGAACTATAGGCAAATGGCCGCTGCTTTAGCAAATCAAGCAGCTAATCCTGTATTGGCACATCGACAAATTGCAGACATTGGCTTCGGAGGCGTTCCAACTGCTGCCACGGGGATGTCTGGAGAGGCATTAAATCGGGCTTTGAACCAAGCTTTCCTGCAGCGTCGAGGATTGGGTATTGGAGGAGGACAAGCTCTCCCTATCTTCAATGCACCGGGAGTGGCAGTGCAGCAAAACATTCCTGGTATGGCCTATCGAATGGGAGGTGGTGGACTAGGAGGGTCAATGGGAATGTTCCCAAGTGCGGGAATGATGGGGCCATCAAGCCCATTGACGATCAATGCTCAGAGCAGCATGTTTGGCGGTGGTGGAGCCATGCCTCCCGGAGGAGGCGGTGGCGGCGCAGGAGGAATGGGCGGCATGGGCGGCTTTGGTCGTGCATTGGGAGGCGTTAATCTTCCTGGAGCAGGAGCCATTCGTGAACTTGGTGGAGAATTTGCTTTTGCCACACAACAGGTATTGCTTTTTGGTCAAGCGTACAAATTATTGGCATTTGTTCAAAATTTTCCAGCGCAAGTTGGAGAAGCGGTTAGCCAACTGCAAAGCTTCAGAAATACATTGAATAGCGTTACTGGAAGCGCCGAAGAAGCGGGCGACGCCAATGAATTTATTCTTGCGGCAGTTGAAAAATACAATATTCCGTTGCAGTCAGCCCGTGATGGCTTTGTGAAGCTTTTTGCTTCTATGGAGCCAGCCGGATTTGCTGCAGGCGAAATCCAAAACCTATTTCTTGGTATTACAAAAGCTGCTGCCACTTATGGTTTAAGCGCAGACAAAGTTGATCGTGTAAATTATGCTTTTGCTCAAATGGCAAGCAAAGGCCAAGTCATGAGCGAAGAGCTTAAGGGACAACTTGGCGATGTACTGCCAGGAGCAATGAGTATTTTCGCTGAAGCTGCTGGCTTTACAGGTCCAGATGCCATTCAGAAATTCAACAAAGCTCTTGAAGATGGTGTGTACAAAGGCGGCGAAATGCGCAAACTTTTGAAAAACGTAGCGGATGGTATGAATAAAGAATTTGGACCTGGCGCAGAAGGGGCTGCGAAAACATTCCAAGGTTCAATCAATCGCATGCAAAATGCAATCAAGAGTTTTTACGAAAGCTTTGAGCCTGCTGCCATTAGCGTGCTAAATCAAGTGGCAGTACCCTTGGTTAGTACACTAAAGAATATTACAGCCGGCATAAATGCTTATTTTCAGGGGCAAACAGCAGCTACGCCAGAAGCTCAAAAATTTGCAAATGCCTTGCAAGTAATTGTGCCGGTGATTAGCGGCATCGCTAAGAATGCTGCAATTGTTGCCACTCAATTAGGATTAATGGCTGGAGTATTTGGCTCTGCTGCCATTCAGATTGGGAGACTATTATCTCTTCCTATAGTTGGCTACCTCGCATCGACTTATGCGCAAGTTTTAATCCTGACTACTGCTTTTAATTTCCTTGCGAAAAGCGCTATTGGTGCTGCTATAGTTGCAATCTCTCAATTTATCGCGAAGGGCATTGTTTACGCGCAAGTATCGCTTGGTATGCGTGTTGCCACGCAGCAAACGACCGTAGCAATGTATCAGTTTGGCACAGCAGTACAAACTGTAATGATTAAGACTGTCATTGGGATTGCCCTTGTTGCAATTAGTGCTTTAATTGCAAAATTTGTGGAACTTCAGAATGCCATGGCATCAGTGTCTGGCCAATCCAGACAAATGCAAGATGCTGCTAAGGCATCCGCAAAAATGGGCGACGTAGCAGGCGTCAAGGAGGCAATCGGAAACATGGAAGATCGAGTGCAAACTTATAAAAAACTTAAAGGAGAGCTTGATAAAGTAATTGGCGACGAGCATACTTATGGCTTTTACCGTGAAATCCCATCTGCATTGGCGGGAGAATTAATGTCGCTAGGCCTTATAGTAGAAAGTTCAATGAGAAAAGTCGGGGCCGGATATAAAGTTAAAATAGGCGACTTGCGGGACGCTTATAATTTAGCCACGAAAAATGTTTCCGAATTCAATAAGGCTATTGATAGTTCTCAAGCACTTGTTGGTCAAGCACAGAAGAAAAATCAGCAGCTTAAGCAGCAAGGAGTCGTCACAGGAGCGGCGGAAAGCGATCCTAAAGCGTTAGCAAAAGCCGCAGAAGAAGCCCGCAAGCTTGCTGATGATAAGCGTAAGTACGAAGCTGATTTAATGAAGATTAGCTCTCAGCAAGCTATAAATTTAAATGAAATGGAGTTTGATCATTGGAAGAATCTACAACAGGCAAAATATGATTTTCTTGAAGCCGGTCAAAATGAATGGATGAGTAGAGAGCTGAAATTCCAACGCGATCTTCAAGCGATTGAAATTCGCAGAATTGAAGCAATTCGCAAAGCTCGCATTGAAACCGTAAAAGCGGAAACCGATGCGCAAGCAAGCGCTTATGTAGCGGGAGATTCCGGCGTTGGCGGAGGTGCCGCTATGTTCGGCGCTACCGGGAGAGTGTTCAATGCTCCTGGCTGGGTGCATGGTCATTTCCAAAACATGAACCGAGAGGCATTGGTTCAAGACACTGTTGAAGTGGTAATGAAGCTTCTGCAGCAAGGCGTTAAGCCTGAATTGGGTAGCGGACAAAAATTCACTACTGGAATGCAGCAAGCTCAAGTGGAGCAGCTAGTGCGTCGTGGCATTGCTTCGCATAAATCGTACGCGAGTGGAGTTGGGGCTATTGATGTGTTTGTTCCGCAGGGGACGCGAGTGCCAGTTGGCTTGTCAGGAGTAAGCAATCTCGGTGGCGCCGCTGGTGTTTCTGGGAATCTACCTCGTGGCACGCAATTAATGCACCTCGATCCCAGCTCGCGCTCTGGAGCGACTGGTGCAGTGCCTGCTGGAGTGCCTGCTTCAAGAATAAGAGCAGAAGCGAAGAAGGATTACGCTTCGGCGCTTGCAAGTCAAGAAGCAATTAATGCGAAAGAAAAAGAAAATCTTGCCACTAAATATGCAAATATTCAGGCGCAGCAAGAGCTTAATGTTCTCATTCGAGAATATACTGCTTCCATTATTCCCATAGAGCAGCAAAAGCTGGAAAACACTCTCTTGCAAAATCGTATTAATTTGATTTCATCCGGCGCGTTCGGGGATGCCCTCGAGACTGAACAGAAAATTGGCGAAGCCAGAGAAAAAGCTGCTCTTGGCGTGCAAATGGCCAACGCTCAAATCGATCAAAATAACAAGCTAGTGAAAGATGGAATTATCAAACAAGAAGAGGCAGACAAGCTCAATGCTTCTCAAGTGGAAAAGATTAAGCAGCTCACTCAAGGGCTTGAAGCTTACATCCCATTGTTAAGAGAAAGGCTGAAGCTTGAGCAATCAAGCGCAGAAGCCACTTTGCGTGGTGAAATCACTCGCGCCACTCCCCTGGGAGGCATGGGACTTTCTGCTGGTTTTATTGGTCCTGCTAGCGATAGACTTGAGGAGGCGATTGGTCGTGGGGCTACACAAGATGAGGCGTCCCGTTTCGCCGAATTACAGAATCAACTCACTCTTCTTGAAACAAGAAACGAAGCCATCAAACAGTCCATTTATGGAATTGGCAGTGCTTTCGGAGAAGCCTTGACCATGGGCGTAGCGAGCCTCATTACTGGCACTGCCACTGCCAAGGAAGTGTTTGCAAGCTTCTTGCAAAGCGTAGGCCAAGCATTGTCTCAGGCAGCTTCGCAAATGATTGCCACTTACATCGCCATTGGTATTGCGAAACTGTTTGCTGGCCTTGGCGGAGGAGGGGGAAATCCAGCGGGTAGCGGAGGAGGTATTTCGGACAGTCTTCCTGGAATGCGTCAATACGCAGGAGGCTTTGGAGGAGGTGGAGCACCGGGCTCTATGCCGTTCGCACCGCCTGCATTTGCTAATGGCGGTATTGTTACAGGCCCCACGCTTAGCCTCATCGGTGAAGGCAAGTATAACGAAGCAGTTGTACCCCTCCCTGATGGTCGTTCTATCCCTGTGCAGCTCGGTGGACGTTCTGCTCGTGACCTTATGGGCAACGGCGCCCCCGGCATGCCTCAGGCGCCTTCTCTCAGCATGAAGTTTGAAACAACTAAGATCAATGGCGTAGAATACGTTAGCCGCGAACAATTAGAGCAGGCAATGGCAGAAACTCGCCGTGCCTCCATTGCAGGAGGCGCTCAACGAGGCATGTCAATGACTCTTGATAAGATTAAACAAAGCCCCTCCACTCGCTCTAGCATTGGTATTCGCTGATGGCAGTTTTCCCTTCTATTCGCCCCACAGGGCGCTCTTATTCGCCAGGGCAATTTCCCACTAAAACTTATCGCGGACTTTCGGGGGCCACTGTTAAGCGAGTGTTTGGCAATCGTTCATTTGGGCATGCCATTGATCTTCAGTTTGAAAACATCAGCGACACAAACACGAAAGCTATTCTGGATCACTACTACGGACAATTTGGAGGCTACGCTCGCTTCACTCTTCCTGACGCAGTATTTTCGGGCACATCCTCTGGATTGAAGGGTATTCTGCAAGCGCCCGCCAACATCCTCTGGGAATACGCTGAACCTCCGCAAGTCGAAAGTGTATTCAATGGGAGGAGCACTGTTACAGTGCGATTGATCGGCGAGCTTGACTATTCTGGCGTTTGATCATGGCCACTACTACTGTTCACATTGCCAACTTTGCCTTCATTCAAACTGCAAACGGACGGAGCCATTACTATCAGAACTATTTCTTTGGCAAGGATTTTGCTGCCGTAGCAGTGCCTGGCACTGCTAGCCCCGCTTATCGCTTTGCTCCGTTTCGCGCGGAAGGAGCATTGGCCGCATTGAATGGAGATAATAGCATTCTGCGCCTACTATTCCCCCATAGTGAATTTACCATTGCGATGGTAGAAGAGGGCAATGGCAATAGACTTAGCCAGCTTTCATTGAAGACAGTGTGGATGGCAAGCACTGGTGACATTACAGACTACGCCTCTTATAGTCTTGCTTCTGCTACGGCGCAATACGAAGAGTTTTACGTGGGCGTGGGAGCTTCATTCGATGATACAACTGTTGAACTCAGATTTCGCTCTGCAATGGACAGTGTAGGAGCAAACTTTCCGCGCCGTACATTCACTTCCAAAAACGTCGGCATTTTACCATTGAATGCAGAAGTGAGCTTGCGATGATTAACGATTTGATTGGCCTTTCTTACGAGCGCAGGGCTCGTTTTTGCGAAGGAGAAGGCAAGAGCGATTGTTTTATGCTGGTTTGCGAAGCAAGGCGTCGTCTTGGTCTTTATGATTACGAAGATGATTTTCGATGGGCATACGATAAATATGATTCTGGAAATTTGCCCATGAGGCGAATCATTAGATGGCTTTTTGAAAATGGCAAAAGGACAAAAGAGCGAGAAGACGGAAACGTAGCAATTCTTCTTCCAATGCCAGGCGGTGAAATAGCAGTTGGCGTGGCCTATGATGGTGGAATACTTACAGTTTCGCGGGGAGGGCGATCATACTGGTCGCCGTCTTTTCCATCCTTAAAGCTGTTTAAAATGCTGCCTGATATCAAAGAATGAGACGCCTCCTTCCCTACGAACGCGCTCTAATTGATGCTCTTCAAATTTCAGAAGAAGAATATTGGCAATTTTATTTGGCGCGATTAAATTATCGCGATAGCAAAGAAGGCACCATCCTTGATGTACGCAATGGCCTAGAAGCGGGAACTATTGCCCTCATTCTCACCATTGTGGGCACCTTGGCGCAAGTGGGCGCCGCCTTGCTTGCACCAAAGCCTCAAGCTCCTGACCAAACAATGGGGCGACAGTCCCGAAATCAATTCTTTGCCCCACGTTACGGCTTTAATTCCTTCCAAGAAGTGGCTCGCTATGGAGAGCCAGTCAATCTCATCTATACCAACATTGACGAGAACAAACTGGCAGGAGGCTTGCGCGTCAACACGTCTCTTGTTTGGTCTGCCGTTCATAGCTTTGGCACCAGTCAATACATGCAAATGCTTGCAGTGGTGGGCGCTGGCCCTATTCAAAGCTTTGCCTATGGCCGCACAGCGTTTGGCCAGACGCCATTAAGGGACTTGGCTTCTCAGCGCTACTTTCTTTACGCCAACGAAGGAGAAGGAAGGCTTTTCTTTGGCGACAAAAAGCTTCCTGGCGACTCTACTCTTGATCCTCTTTATACATCAAGCAGTGATTTAATTTGCAGTGTAATTGATAATGCCTACAACAGAACGCAAGGTTATAGTCAGGCATTTTCCCCTACCACTAGCTCATCATTAGGGCTGTATGATGTGGTTCCCTTGCGAGTGCAAGTGGAAGACAGAGATGATGAAGGCAAGTTAAAGCAGGATTCTCTTGGTATCAATGTTTCATCGGGACGAGGAGAATACTGGCCTTCTACATGGCCCACCACGGGAGTGCGCCCCTCTTTCCCTGCTGGTAATCAACTCACTATTATCTTTGAAGAGGATGATAAAAAACCCACCGATGGAGTAGAGAGAGCTGCTATTGACTTGCGCAGTGCGTACATTGGAACCTTTGATTCAGCTAGTACTTATAAAATAGGCGCGGCAAAGTTTAAATTAATTTCCGATGATGTAAAAAATGGCAGTGATATTGAAGGCACGTTTATTTTTCAATGTTTTGAAAGCGGCGTGTTGTGCGAGGAGGATTATGCTACTCAACGTTACCAGCAAAATGAAGAAGACTTGCGCAGGCAGAAGCGTGAATTTGAATCGGCAATTGAAACGTTAAACGCAGAAAAAGGTGCTGCTTTTGCTGAAAGGTTTAAAGGGCCTGGAGCCGATCGGATTGATGCGTTTGAGCGCGAATTAGAAGAGATTGATAATAACATTGAAAATGCCACTGCTATCCTCAAAGGTGACTTGAGTGGCACCGAGCTATTAAATGTTGTCAGAGACGAAGGTACATTTGGAGGAATTAGGCGCGACATTGAAACTTTAGAGGAACAGATTAAAAGATTAAACGATGAGATTGAGGCGTTACAAAACGAAATAGACCAGATAAGAGATACTCCAGCCAATCAAAGAACCAACTCACAGAAGAGACGACTCGATAGCGCAAGAGCTGAAAAAAATACAAAAATTGCAAACAAAAAAGAAAAGAGAATTGAACTCAGAGACCAATTTGCAAGACTTTCTACTCGTGCAATCGAGCAGGGTTTGTACGACAATAATAAAAATACCAACTTAAAAGAAGAGCGGCGTGCATTAAAACAAAGGAAGCGTCGCCTTGAAAATCAGAGAGAAAAAATTGCGGCCACTGTTGAACGAGACTACGCGGCAGAGCAGGCAGCGCAAGCTGCATGGACAAGCCAATACAATTCTGCAAATAGTAATTTAAATAATACAATCAGGCTACTTAAAGACGAAGATTCCTGGAATGACTATTTCAACACGAAATGTATCGCCAAAGTGGATGAGATCAGATATGAAGCCGTCACAAAGTGCGAAGTAGTTAATTTTTCTTTTAAAGCTAAAATATTCCAGCGGATTCAGGGACGCATGAATAAATATGCGGAAGTGGATCAACAGGGACACAAAGATAGCGACAATGGCGTCCGCAATCGCACCTCAATGTTTTGGCTCTGGTACAAAAAACCAACGGAAACGGAATACAAGCTTGTACCATACGTGTTTGGGGTGAGAAATGGGAAAGAGCTTGACTCCTATGTTAATTTAAGATTTGTTGCGCCTTCTAAGGAGAAATGGCAATTCAAGCTTGATCCAATTGTCGATCTTGCTGCTGAGCTGCGCACGCACAACTCTGGCAACGATATGCAGATGATTTATTTGCGAACCGCTGGTTATGGGGGAAGCATTGGCGGACAGCAGTTGTCTTTCGGGAATGGATTTTCGGTTGTTTATCGCGGAAGGAATCCTATAAGCACAATTCGTCGTCGACCGCCATTGAACCGCACTCCTAAATTTGTCGACGAATGGGGACTCTTTTCACTTCGTAGCGACACTCAGATTTCGTTCTCTTTTGAGAGCGGCCCGGAAATTACATTGGTAGCCGTTACGGAGCAGCAGAAGCAGCCCTTGACAAGTGATATTTACGATGGGATGTCAATGCTTGGTCTTAATATTTACAGCGGGCAAGGAGTGAGGGATTTGCGTACACTTAGCACATGGGTGAACAGAGGCAAGAAAGTAAGGAAGTTTTTAGACTTCAATGGTAGTTACGAAGACTCCCCTTCTAGCTCAACAAGTTATGCTCCTGAGATTTTTCTTGATACAGTGCTAGACGAAGAGAATGGCATCAAAGCTTATGCCAATATTAATGGAATTGACACAAAACAGCTCAGCATTTCTCAGGCTTTTTGCAAAAAAAATGAACTCTTCATGGACGGAGTGATTGCCGATCCAGGGGCTTGGCGAGAATTCTGGGCAGAAGCAGCTCCCTTTAGCCTGCTTGAATTTGCGCGCATTGGAGGAAGAGAAACACTAGTTCCCGCTGTGCCTTATGACAGTCTTTACCAAATTTCTAGACAGGTGCGCATTGAGGCTTTGTTTAATCAGGGCAACATACTAGAGGACAGTTACAAGGAAGAGTTTCTTGACTATGGAGATAATACGCAGGACTTGATTGCCACAATTGTTTACAGAGACACGGCCAATGATAATGTGTTTCCCCAGAACACTAGCGTGCAAATTCACAAGAGTGACCCGGATTTTGTTGAAGCAAACAGTATTCGACAGACGTTTAATTTGTCTGCTTTTGTAAGCAGCAGAGAACAGGCTATTAAATATGGCAAATTACTTTGCCAGCAAAGACGCTTTTCTCGTCGAGCCATTGAATTCAAGACTTTCCCCACTGAAAGCCCTGTTTCGCCTGGTTCATATATTTATGTGCAGCTTGATCAAAATCAATGGGACGACATTAGAAGTGGAATAGTAGAAGAAGATGGTCGTCTCAATATTCCACTAGCTGAAGATGCCGTAAATGGCTCCTATACAGTATTGCTTTACAACGGCCAAGACAGCCCAACCAAGCTTTCTTCTGTTTCTATTAGTGATAACCAGTCTTCGTCGCTAACCAGTTATGAGGGATGGCTTTTTGTGCTTGGCACTCAACTGACAACAAAGCGCGTCTTTCGCGTGACAGGAGTGTCCATGGAAGAAGAAGGCGAAATTACAATCAGCGCCATTGAGCATCCATGTGATGAGAGTGGGGGCTCTACACTTTCCAAAATTGCTGACTTTGATGATGCTTTTGCCATTGACTAGAGCTATTGCCAAATCTTGTTAGCATAAAGAAAAGCTTTTAAAGCAATGCCTTTTTACACTGGTCGCACCGGCAAGTTGCGTCTTGGGGGAAGCGAGGTATCGAAGGTGCGCAACTGGACGCTAGATACGTCCGTGAACATGCTGGATACCACAGCGCTAGGGGACACTGCCAACACCTTCACTCCTGGGCTGTTTAGTGCTACGGGGAGCGCCACTTTGTCCTATTACAATGGCGACACGACGGACGTGACAAATCTTTTAGAAAGAATTACAAAAACTGGTGCCATCACGGACACTGATGAAGTGGCTCTCACTTTTGAAGTGGGGAGCGATCAGCTTTTTATTGCTAATGCATTCATTAATAGCGCAAGTGTCACCTCGTCCACAGACGAACTTACCACAGTATCGTTTAATTTTACCATTAATGGACCGTTGACCACAGTAACCATTTAAGACCAGAGAGTTAAATAATCCAATGACTTTTTTTGTTGGCCATACTGGCGCAGTGAGGCTCCAAAGGGGAGGGGATAATCAGTTTGTCTCGTCAGTTGCCCCAGATGATATCAACACATCGCTAAATCGTTTTGGCTTTGATGGTGGCGATACAAATTTAATTACGGGAGATTTTGTCTCGTTTTCAACGGACGATGCTCGTGGGCTAGAGTTTTTAGCTTCTGCGCCAGAAGCCATTAGTGCATTTGTCCACATTAACGCAGCAGGTGGTGTAAGGCTATTTCATAACTTTGCTGACGCAATCAATAACAATCGTGCAGCGGAAATTTCTTTGTCTAGTTTTAGCGGCGAGCCGTTAAGCATTATCGTTGAAATTCAAGATACTCGACACAACACGCTTGGTTCTGTCACTTCTTTTCAAGTGAATACTGACAGGGCTGCTCTAGACACCACTAGTCTTAGCGATGTTTTCAGGCAGCAATATTCGGCTGGCCTTCTTAGCGGCGGCGGTAGCATTGAGTGCTTGTTTAGTTATGAAACATTAAATGCAGAGGAGGTGCCTTTATTCCTTTTGCAGGTTATTAATCGCCTTGACGTGGGCAGTGCGTTTAAAGCACTGCTATCATTGTCTTCTGTTGAAAAAATTGCTTCTTTTACAGAGGAGGTTTACTACGACATTGAGGCTGTTGTCACCAGAGCTGGAGTGACGGTTACGGCGGATGCCCTTGTTGCTTGCTCTATTGACTTTGTAACCACTGGAGAGTTCAAGCTTGTAGTTGGCGCTCCGTCTGATTACATCCTTAAGGAGGATGACGACGCCATCTATCTTGAGCAAAGCCTTGATTACCTATTGCAGGAAGTAACAGACTGACAATGGTAGCGGTGGTTTAAGATTAGACTATATCTAGAATTGAATCTGCTAAGCAATGGCCGATCAGAGAATTACGGAACTCGTCGAACTTTCTCAGGCGGGCGTTGCTTCAAATGACGTTCTACCTATTGTAGACGTTACCGCAAGCCAGACAAAAAAGGTACAGGTAAAGAATCTTATTCAGGCAGGCTTTGACCTGGCGGATGCCTCTACTCTTGATATTGCCAAAATTAACCAATCAAGCACTACAAAACTTGGAGCCAATGCCATTGGATCTGGTGTTGTCTCCTACGGAAAGATTCAAAATATTTCAGCTACAGACAAAATCCTTGGCAGAGCAAGCGCTGGGTCTGGAACTATAGAAGAGATTGACTGTACATCTTTTGCTCGTTCTTTTCTGGACGACGCTGATGCTTCTGCAGTTCGTACCACTTTGGGCCTTGGTGCAGTCGCCACTGGCGACACAATTACCACTGCATTGATTGCAGACAGTGGAGTTACGTCAGTAAAAATTGCAGACGGCGCTGTTAGCTTTGCAAAGATTCAATCTATTGCCACTGACATTCTTTTAGGGCGCAGCACTGCCGGAAGCGGTGCTGTTGAAGCTATTTCAATGACAGCGGCTGGTCGTGATATTCTTGCTGCCACAGATGTTGCAGCGCAACGCACTGCGCTTGGTCTCGGTACGTTAGCCACACAAAGCGGCACCTTTTCGGGGTCATCCTCCGGTACAAATACTGGCGATCAGACAATTACGCTTTCTGGAGATGTCACTGGCACTGGTACCGCAGGATTTTCTACTACCATCGCAAATTCCGCCGTTACTTCCGCGAAGATTAATGATAGTGCTATCATCACTGCAAAATTAGACAATGGTGCCGTCACTGGAGTTAAGCTTGCTGACAACTCTTCTTCCATTGTCGCAGGATCTGCGCCCGTAGGAAGCGGGGAATTTATTGGCCAACAATGGTTCAACACTAACACTGGATACGAATATTGCTGGACTGGATCTGCATGGCAAAGGCAGTCTGCTCTTTCGTCAATAACTCTTTCGGGAGATGCAGTTTATAGTTTTGCTACTTTGTATCCAGATAATTACACCGCAGAAGTTGTCGCATCTCTAAGCGAGCAAGTAGCTTCAAGATTTTTTGCTGGTCCTGCGAGTGGCGCTGCAGACGCTGTGCCCACTTTTCGTGCCATTGCTGCCACTGATCTTCCCGTGGCAACTGGGTCTGGACTGGGGGTGGCACAAGCGGGTTCCGGTCTTGTTGCCGTAAATGGGGCTTTTAATCATAGTAATACCGTTGCTTCCGGCAGTTATTACAAGGTAACTGTTGATAGTCAAGGCCATGTAAGTGCTGGCGAAGCTTCTCTTGTTGCGGCTGATATTCCTGGGCTTCCAGCAAGCAAAATCACCACAGGCACCTTTGGTAGTGGGCTAATTGCCGATGATGCGATTCTCGCGTCTAAGCTTGCTAATTACTCTGTGAGCCAATTTGGCGAAGCTCCGCCAGTGGCTGATTTTATTGGACAATTCTTCTTTAATCCATTGCAGAAGGATTTATATCTTTGGGATGGTAACGTTTGGAACCCAGTGGGTATTAGCGTTGGTGAAATTATTTTTGCTGGCACTTATAACGCTAGTGGCAACATTGTTTCCAGCACTAGCTCCGATGGTTCAGCCGTTGGCTTCACTATTAATGAAGCTCTGCCTTCACCTTCAAGTGTATTCAATCGGTACTACGTGGTGGTAGATAGTGGCGGCACTGGCACTTCGCCCGCCCCTGAATCTATCTTGCAGCCGCCCGATATTTTGCTTTGCAATGGTACAGCATGGGTGGAAGTCGATGTAAGCTCCACTTATACCGCACAATCAGCTTCAAACGTTGCATTTACTCCTGCCTCTGGTGTTTCAAGCACAACAGTGCAGCTAGCCATTGAGGAAGTGGCAAATGAATCAAGAAGCGCAAGCAATATTAATGCTGGCGTTCTTGACGAAGCTTATGGAGGAACTGGCACTAATAGCTATACAAAAGGAGACATTTTAGTTGCTTCATCCGGCACTGTTTTAACACAACTCACAGTGGGGAGCAACGGGCAGGTCTTAAGAGCTAATAGTTCGGCTGCCGCAGGTGTTGAATGGAGCAACGATTACGTTGGCACGGTAACAAATGTCACTGGAAGCGCTCCCATCCAAGTGGCGAATGGTACAACCACTCCTTCGATTAGCGTTACTGCTGCAAGCACTAGCGCGGCTGGTGTTGTTCAACTTACTGATAGTGTTGGCACTACCAGCTCAGTTCTGGCGGCTACTGCCACCGCAGTGAAGACAGCCAATGATCTTGCTGCCGCAGCACTTCCAAGGGCGCTAAATAGTGCTCATGTGTTTATTGGTACGGTAAGCAATGTTGCGTCTGGCGTAGCTTTATCTGGCGATGTTTCAATTACCAACTCAGGCGTCACTTCTGTTGTTGCTGGCAGCACTAGCACTGCAGGCAAGCTCCAGCTTACTGATAGCACAAGCAGTACAAGTACATCCACTGCGGCCACTCCTAATGCAGTGAAAACTGCTTACGACTTAGCAAATGCAGCGCTATTAAAATCTGGTGGCACAATGACTGGCGCCATCACTTTTGCCGTTGGTCAAACGATTAGTGGCTATGCGCAACTTGCCACTGCGCAGAATTTCACCGCTGCGCAACGGGGCTCTGTTGTGAGCGTAGCCGGAAGTGGCACTGTAACCATTGATCTTGCATTGGGGAATAATTTTGCCGCTACATTGAGTGGTACGACTACTTTTGCCTTGCCATCTGGACTAACTGCAGGACAAAGCGGCGCACTGGTTTTAAGTCAAGATGGCACTGGTAGTCGATTGGTTGCTTTCTCTGGCTGGAAGTTTCCTGGAGGAACAGCCCCTACTGCTACTACTACTGCATCGGGAGTGGATGTTGTGGTTTACTACGTTGAAAGTGCGTCTAGAATTAGCGCACGCATGATTAATGACGTAAAATAAGGAGAGACAAATGATTCCAGCAAATATTAACGCCCTGTTATTAGGCGAAGAAGCTGGCGCTGGCGCTGGGTATCAGGTCAGCAGGTCGCTGCGGTTCAACAGCGCTGACTCGTCCTATCTGAGCCGCACCCCCGCATCAGCCGGCAACCGCAAGACGTGGACCTGGGCGGGGTGGGTGAAGAGGAGTGACCTCAGCGCGTCGTTTCGTCAGTTATTTACCGCTGCCGACAACAACTACGCGCAGAATGGTTTTGATGATCTTGGCAGGCTCCGTCATTACCCGCTAAACAATGGCAACGCCGCGATCAGAACGGTTGCCTTGTTCCGTGATCCCTCTGCTTGGTATCACATTGTTTTTTATACCGACACAACAAATGCAACCGCATCTGACAGGTTACGAATTTACGTTAATGGGGTGCGCCAAGATGTAACTGGCACTTTCCCTAGCCAAAATCTAGACTTGTCTTTTAATCAGGCTATTGCCCATAATATAGGTCGTTACCATACTGGATCTGAATACTTTTCTGGCTACCTCGCCGACATCCACTTCATCGACGGCCAAGCCTTAGACCCCACCAGCTTCGGTGAGTTCTCCGCCACCACCGGCGTGTGGATGCCCAAGGCATACACAGGAACATACGGTACGAATGGATTCCACCTTGATTTCTCAAATAATGCCTCTGCCGCCGCATTAGGGACGGACACTAGTGGGAATGGGAATACGTGGAATGTCAACAACATGTCAGCCGCCGCCGGGGTTAACTACGCCAATACATCGACGACTAGCGCTTCATCCGGCACTATCCCGAATGGTGGCACTCCCTACTGGATAGACATACTGCCAACGAACGCAAGCCTTGACTACAACGGCACGGGCTTTAGTGTCCACGACAGCAGCCTAGCTAACTATGTCTACTGGGTTGGCGATGAGTACAGCTCAGGAAATGTCACACGGGCCAGATTTGACCTTAGAGACTTCCCGAGTATTGCAAACGTTCAGCTTTATATACAGTCCTATTCTGGCTATGTAGACTATAGAGCAAGGTTATTAGATGCGAGCAAGACTGTAATTGCTGGCACCGATATTGCGCTTACCAGTTACACGCTTAATTGGATAAGCATTCCCGTTAGCGGCGCTCCCAGGTATCTGGAAATCTACTGCTCCTCTGGTGGGTCGCGGAGGCTTCTCTTATACGCTGTGAGAGTGAATGGTATAACCCTAATAAGTGGCGGGGCTGGTGACATCGACAGCCTAGTAGACGTTCCCACTAATGGCAGCGAGGTTGACACGGGAAGTGGGGGGCAGGTTAGGGGGAATTATTGCACTTGGAATCCTTTGATCGGAAGCGATCAGTTCTTTAACTACTTGGCAAGAAGTTGCACATTCTCCAACGGAAATCTGGACTTTGTTGCCAACTCGGCTAGTAACTTTAGTAGTTGCTTGTCCACTGTCGGTGTTGCAAGTGGTAAATGGTATGCCGAGCTTTCGGTAACGGTATTTGCAGGTTCAACGTCCTGCGGCTTTGGTTTTATTAACAGCTCGCAGATTAAAGACATTACTAGCGGTACTTCTCTAGGCTCGGCAGCAGATGGTTACTTGAGGGTAGGCGTTGCGGTATACAACGGCGCTGGTCGCGGAAGCTCTGGTTACTCAGCTATAGCGCTAAACGACGTTATTATGCTTGCGCTTGATGTGGGTGCGGGCAAGGCGTGGTTTGGTCGAAACGGAACTTGGGATACCGGTAGCCCTGCAGTTGGGACGACTCCAACAGTCAGTTTTACGCCTAATGGCTCTTATCTTATTGGTGCTGCCGGGTATGAGTCGTCGGCAGGGACTTTGAACGCAGGTGCCCGACCCTTCGCCTACACCGCCCCCAGCGGCTTCAAAGCGCTCTGCACGGCCAACCTGCCCGCCCCAGTAGTCACGAAGCCTTCGACGGTGATGGATGTGAAGCTCTACACGGGCAATGGCAGCACGCAGACGATTTCTGGGTTGGGTTTTAGCCCGGATTTGGTATGGGGTAAGCAGCGCAACGGTACGGCAAGTCATGTGTGGATGGATGTCATTCGTGGCACTGGCGTTTATCTTCGTTCCGATCTAACAAATGCAGAATCAGCAAATGCAAATGTCATCACGAGCTTCGATTCCAACGGTTTCACGCTTGGCACTAGCTCTGCGCTAAACGGAAGCACAAACTCTTACGCCGCCTGGTGCTGGGACGCCGGCAGCTCCACCGTCACGAACACACAAGGCTCCATCACTAGTCAGGTGAGGGCTAATGCAAGTGCGGGGTTCTCGATATGCACCTTCACGTTCAATTCCACTGGAACGGTGGGTCACGGACTTGGAGTTGCGCCTGAGTTCATCATCGTTAAAACACGAGGGACATCAGCTCAGTGGCTCGTATATCACAAATCTCTCGGAACAAGTAAATACATCCGCCTTAGCTTTACTGGCGAAGCAGTGACTTTTGCTGATGCGTGGAACCCTGTCAATAGCACGGTTTTCCAAATGGAAGCGGGATTGCATACTCTTAGCACCTACGTCGCCTACTGCTGGGCTCCGGTCGCGGGTTATAGCGCCTTTGGTAGTTACACCGGCAACGGCAGCTCGGATGGGCCGTTTGTGTATACAGGGTTTAGGCCGAGATGGGTGATGTGGAAAAGCTCAAGCACTGGTGGCAGCGTCAACTATGACTGGATTATTCAAGACTCAGCTCGGATGGATCGAAATGTTATCCAGACGACTCGCTTGTCAGCCAACACGGCCAACAGTGAATCCTCAGATGTCTACGTTCCGATTGATTTCCTCTCAAACGGTTTCAAGATGCGAGGAACTGGCGCTGAAGGCAATGCCAACACTCAAACCTACGTGTGGGCAGCATTTGCCGAATCCCCCTTCGCCTACAGCCGCGCCCGCTAGTAGTGAACACGACTTTTATGCTTAATACTAATTACAATAATAAAAAGCCTTAACGGCTCAGCATTTCTTGACAATGTTTGTTTACAAGGGACGATCTCTTCCTCTTGACACACCCCTAGACCTTGATGGGCTTTTGTTGCCCGCAAATTGGCTAAGGCTCTCGTCACCACAAGACAAGGCAAATGTTGGCATTACAGAAGTTCCAGATTCGCCGGCCCCGCCAGACCAAAGGTTTTATTGGGGCTGGGACGGCGAAGGGAAAGCTATTCCGAAGGATCATTCACAGTTAGTAGAACAATGGACGCAGCAAACTCGCACAACTGCTAATAGCTTACTGGCTCCTACTGATTGGATTATTATTCGCGAATCCGACAATGGCAGTCCGGCTGATCCATTGCTGAAAACTTGGCGAGAAAACCTTCGCCTTGCTACAGGCGAAAAAAACGCGGCGATTCAGGCTACTGTTGACACTGACGCATTGGCAGCTTATATTACGGGACCAGACTATCCCGTTTGGCCAAGTGACCCTTATTCTCCTGCTCCTGTTAGCTCTTCTTCTTTTAACGGGCTGGAGTTTATTGGAGATGGCAGCTCGACAGACGGAGGGCTAATTTAAAGATGGCCGCAAAAAGCAAGGTTGGAATTAGCGGGCAAAAAATTCACCAACCAAACAAAAGTAAGCGCACACGTCAAGGCAATGGAGCCAATAGCAAACCATCTCATGGAAGGAAGCTTTCACGAGGGCAAGGCAAATAACCAGGGGCCGAAAGGCCCTTTTTCTTTTGCTAGTACAATGGAAGAAAGCATTCTTTTCCATGGGACAAATAATTGCAGGCGGCGAGCAGTTTGAAACTCACATTCAAGCTGATTATCGCGGGCAGATTTTAAAGACAGGCCCTGATAGTGGAGCAGTTGATGCTTTTGGGCGTGCTCGCACGAGCGCTCCCTATACGCTTTTTGATAGCACGATGCGTTACAGCAAGCGTGCCGATCAATGGTTTGATCGCCTTTCCAATGGAGGCGTGGTCACATATTTAACAAACGAAAGCAGCACTGCTTTGACGACCACCACTGCGTCTGGCGATACAGTGCTGCGTAGAACCAAGCAATACTTCCCGTACCAACCAGGAAAAAGCATGATGATCATGCAAAGTTTTGCTGGCACCACGCCCGTCTCTGGTCTCATTCAAGAAGTGGGCTTCTTTGATGACCAGAATGGAGTGATGCTTAGAGCAAGTGGCACTACGCTGCAAATGGTCATCAGAAGCTTCACGTCTGGTACTGTTGTTGAAAACGTAGTTGATCAGTCAGCGTGGAACATTAACACTCTTGATTCGCTTGACTTCTCTAAGGCTCAGATTTTCACCGCCGATCTTGAATGGCTTGGCGTGGGGCGAGTGAGGACTGGCTTTGTAATTAACGGCGAGATCATTTATTGCCATGAATTCAATCATTACAACACATTGACTAGTGCATATATGACAACGGCTATTTTGCCATTGTCCTATCGCATTCATAATGCTTCTGCTCAGGCTTCGGGACGCACCATGAAGCAAATTTGCAGCAGCATTCTTAGCGAGGGAGGATATGAGCCAGACGGTGCCGTGTATTCAGTGAATCACGATTTAAACACTGTTCCAAATACATCTGGGGAGCGCATCACTGCTGGCATCCGCATGGCAAGTGGTCGCACTGGTAATGTCATTCTGCCTGTGAGGATTTCGACTGCCACTGCTTCTAGTGATGTGGTGTTGTGGCGTTTGCGTTTAAATCCAACGCTTAGTGGAGTGGTGTGGAGCGCTGCGGACAATCAAAGAGGAAACGTACAAGTGACAACTAGTGGCACTGCTACAGGCGGCACAGTGGTCGACGCGGGTTTTGTTAGTCAAGGCAGTGCAAATAATTACGACATTGCAGTGGCCATTCGTCTTGCCTTGGGACAAAATGCTTCTGGCGAAAGCGACACTCTCATCTTGACTGTCGACAGTGCAGTCAGCGCCAAGACTCTTGGCATGATCGGCTGGGTGGAAATCACTTAAGCTACGGGGGCAATACACCTCTTCCTATGGCCTTTCCTTTTGTTGCAGAGGGCGAATGGTACAAGCAGCAACTTGAGCAGCTCTCCGACATTTTTGCAGAGCTGCTAACAGACGATGATCCGGCTATGGCCTGCAAGGCTCTTAGCGAAACCATTGCTTCGTGGGAAGACTACCACGAGAAGGAGCTTGCTAAATGGAAGCGCCTCAGGATTCTCTTGGGCCTGGCAAGCAATAGGTGATTCGCAGTTCCCCGCCTAGTGCTTTCACGGCCTCACTGGCATCTGCTGGTGGGGCTGTTTCAATGAGCACTGATGGAACAATGGCATTAGGAAGAGGCGTGACGATGGCATCAGGGAAAAGCTTATGGGCTTGTTCGGCCAGAGCGTTTGCTTTTGTTTCTCGCTCTTCCTTTTCCCATTGTTTCACTAAAATAGCAGCTTGCTGGTCAACTTTCTGCATGACGCCTTTGGTTTTCCACTCTGCCCAGTCAGGGCGACAATGAGCCATGAGCATTTTGAACCATGGCTTGAAAGCAAGGGACGGCCGTTTTGTAACGGCCCACAAGCCTAGTTCGTAACAGAGTGCATTAAACCAAGACTGCCAGTTCATTTGCTATTTGCGAATGGCGAATGATTAACCTTCCTGAAAAATTGAAATATACACTGTGCCTGTTTTCGTCAGAGGCAGAATTTTATCGCGAAGATCAATGTTGAACGCACGGCAACAACCATGAGTTGGCACTAGAGGTTGTTTGGGTGCCCATGCACCAGGCCATCCATTTGCGCTTCCACCACCATGCAAGGCAATTCCTGCTCTGCCATACCGCGCCTCTTGATTTTCTAGCTCAATCATATCAAACGTGTACCAACCATACGCCATTAGCGTACGGTCATAAGCAGGCTTGTCTCCAACCTTCTCATAGTCCTTGTAGATTTCTCCAATTTTGTAGATTCCAGGAGGACAGTCAGAATTTGTGATCTTCCATTCAAAATCACTATATTGTCCGCGAGCAAGACAAGGGATTTCCCATAGAAGCTTTCCTTCAAAAGAGAAAGCTTTCATCGTCTCAACGGCATCATTCACAATCAAATGCGAATCGCCTTTCTTAAAGCCAAAATCTTGCGGACGCTTCTTGGGACCGATCATAGTAACAACAGTGCTCTCAGGAGCATATTCTTTCATGAGCTTAGACAGTTTTGCTGGATACGCCGGATCAGTGGCATAGCTTTGCTCCTTGAGCATGCGAGCAGCAGCGTAACGATTAGGAGCATGATTAATGCCCTTGAATTGACGATAGTCCTTATACCAGCGCGTGACTAAGTATTCAATGCAAGCAGCAAGGCTAGGGAAGTCAATAAAACCAGCTTTGATAGTCACCCACTGACCATCGTAAAATTCTTGAGTGGTGGTAGTAGTGCCTTCGCCTTTGGCGCCGATGTAGTTATGCTTGCCAGATGTGTGCTTCCCGAAGCCACTTTCCAAGCAGCATTGTGCTGCTACCAGCTCTGGATAGCGAGCACCATATTTACGGGCCGTCTGGAAGCATTCGTCCCAGAAAGCCCGATTAGAAGGCCACATGGCTCAGTCCTTAACGCGGAAGATTGCCTTGAGGCCAGTCAGCAGAAGCTGGATGATATTGTTTTCCTTGTAGGGAGTGCGTTCGATAATTTGGTCGGCAGCAGCAACAAGAATGCCACCAATTACGAACCATTCAATGCCGGTCATGATGAGAGGCTCAATGGGAATATAAATAGCCTAGCGTTCAATCTCTAGGTTTCGTACTCTTGCTTCCATTTCACTCATCTTGTCTGTGAGCGTAGAAAGCTTCTCTGTGACAGTTTCAATTTGCACTGCCACTCTTGCTTGTTGAGTGCCTACGGCGATAAGCATGGCACCTGTTGAAAGCAACATGCCAGCCGTGATGGTGGCTACGAAATTTGCAAGGCCGTCCTTGAAACTGTCCATAGCCGACAATCAATACTCTGATTCTAGACAAAATTCGCGGGGCATTATTTAGCGTTAAACTATGGTCAAGACAACTAAATAGTGCCATGCCAAGAGCGAATGGTCCTGATGAGCTGCTTTATTCTCTCATTGAACTTCGCCCTGGAGATGCAAAACGTCGGTTTCGTAAGAGCATTTTTGAAGACTATTTCTTGAGAGGGCCTTTTGGTCAGTGTGCTTGCGCATATTGTGGAGAATGGGGAGAAAAGCTTACGATTGACCATATTGTCCCGAAGAGCAAAGGCGGCCCTCACTTTTCGCGTTGGAACATGATTCCAGCATGTAAAAGCTGCAATTTGAAGAAGGGAGACTTGCCGATGCTTGAATGGTGGCGAGTGCAGCCATTTTGGACGGAGAAGCGCGAAGAAATCTTGCTGGCGTGGGTGTATTGCAATAGCTTCGTCAGTGCTCACACTGATCAAAAAGATTTGGAAGCATGGTGCGAGAAGAAGGGGCTTGTGTTGCCGCTGCATCAAACAATTGAGCATGAAAAAGCCCCCTTGTGGGGGCTTTGTTGTAGTGCTGCTTAGCTTTCAACGGGAGCAAACATCACTTGCTTTCCTGGGAGATCGTATCGAATGCCAGGAACTGGCTCCATTTGATTCGGCATCGGGCAGAATCCTCCTTCGCATTGTTGAGAAGCATTTTCAAGAGCTTCAACTGCTTCTTGTTGTGGCTCGTTTTCCATATTAAAAATGAGAAGATCAAGATACCAACTGGCTTTCTTCAAATCTTCTAGGCCATTTTTTTCTTCATAGCGCCAAACATATTTCAGAATGTTCCCTTTCAGGAAGCCCCTAAAGTCGTCTGTGTCCATTGAAGCTTCAATGGCTTCAATACATTCAATACCGCCATTTTTGGCATAGTGACGGGGATGATTCACAGCGTCAGTCATCAGAAAGAAGATTGGTGAAGGTCGAAAGCTTCAAAAGCTTCCTTGAACAATGGACGGGCGAGAGTGGACAAGGCTTGAGCGTAAGCTTGGATTTCGCCTTGACTGTCAGCCTTATCCCGCAATGAAATGAAATGAAGCAAAGCTTGTAAGCTGCAGGTCCAAGTGAAGGAACTGTACGTCGCCATGGGCATGATTCCCCTGGCTTGCTCCTTCGCCACGCCTAGCGTCAGCAGCGCCCTGTAAGCCTGCTTTGCCTGCTCAAGAGCCTTGGCATATTCAATCATTGCCACTTGGTTCATGCTGGGCTCCAAGGCGCCGCTGGAAGCTTGCTTATTACTGGCGCTTTGCTGGCGGAATTCACGCGGCATGTAGTACGTGTCATCGTCAGCTTCGCAGTAGCGAAAGCTTTTCTCATTCCAACCAAGCGTGTCGTTGGCGAACGTGCCACCAATTACATGCTTCCACCATTGCCGACAAACATACAGCGGAGCTTTCACTTGCCATTTTGTGACCACGCCACGAAATGGACTAGTGTGCTGATGCTTGACGAGATAATTAAGAAGCTTCTGGTCCTTTTCGGACCATTCACTACTGGTCTGGTCAAAGCTTTGGCGGGCGTCACAAACAATATCAAGCGAGCTGCCCATCCAATCAATGAGACGCACGAAGCTGATGCCATCCATCAGCGGATCCATCTGATTCATCATCAAGTTTTGTCCGTAGCGATGAGAATGCGAAAAGTGATGGCAATTAGGAACCACTGCCAAAAGCCAAGCGTAAAACTTGGAGCCAGTAGACCCACGCAAGTACTTAACAGCCATGCTCGCAAGCATATGACAGTGAAAATGGCAAGAATTTCTCCTGCAAGTTTGGAGAAATCTTTAAGCAAGTCGTCAGTTGTTTTGGTAAGCACTGGTGATCAGCGAGAGGGGCCGAAGTCGTTGCAAACTGATTGTAGGAGCAATGTCCGTAGCTGAATGCCAGCGTACGATTGCTTTCCTGGCCCTGGAGCTTGCATCAAAGCCTTCAATGGTGCCAACAATGGAGGAGGGCATCCACCCAGCGGACGTACGTTGTACGTACACCACATCCTGTCCTGGAAGCCATTCATGGTTGCGAGGCGTGCGAGGAAGCTTGTATGGGCGGTAGCCCGTCCCACATCTTACGGCATCCTTCCCATCGTCCACCCGATAAACAAACCGCTTGCCAAACTGCTGCATGGCTAGGCTAAACGAAACAATGCAAGGACAATGAGCACTTTCTCTATCCCAGTGGGCCTAAAATACAATGGTCAAGATTGTATTGGCATTATGGGGCCTTTTGAGCGGAGCATGGAACGAGACTTTGCTCTCGTTGCTAACAAAAAGGCACTGAGCGAATGCAATGACGTTGACAAGCTGCGAGAAGTGGCTTGCACGATGATGGAGGGCTGGAGCAATATGCAAGAAGCCGTCACGTCGCTCGTGAAAGAGAATCTTGAACTGCGTCAAGCTATGCAGCTTCAAGAGCGTGATTTGGAAGCCGCTGATGAGCTGCTTGGTGAAGCTGCTGAAGCCGTCACGCAGTTCGCAATGAAGCAGCAATCCGCTCAAGCCAAAAAGTTTCCTTGGCCGTTTGGGTGGTAAGGAGAAACACTTTCCACCCTCCCATTGTTGCTAAGTTGAATTTACGGGCATCTCGTTCATAGCCCGAGCCGGTTACGTGCCTGCCTCTGCTGAAGGTGCCCCCTTGAATTTCAATGAGACTTTGGGAGGGCAGATGAGCAAAGTCTGCCCTGTAGCGCTTTGACCGCTTGCTTTTTGCATAGCGCTCTTGGAAATCAGTCTCCCAAGTTGGCACGTCACTGAATTCTCTAATCAATGGGAGATCAGGGAAATGAGCTTGCCACAGTCCAAGAAACTGGTCTTCAAGAGCGCTCACTGATCAGACGGCAGCAAACGCTACGTTAGCGCCTTGGTTTTGATACTTGCCGTTTCCATAGTCCTGATCTGCGGCGCCTGAGAGGCGAGCGAACATAACTTGCACGATCCCTTCGTTGGCATAGATGCGAACGGGAAAAGCCAAGGGATTGACAATACAAATAGTGAGATGACCAGACCAGCCAGGCTCAATTGGCGTAACGTTAAGAATGGTCCCTTGACGTGCATACGTTGACTTCCCGTCTGTGATGCCCATCACATTGTTAGGCATCGAGATGCGCTCAAGGCTAACGCCAAGCGCGTAGGAAAAGGGAGGAAGTACGAAAAACGTGCTGCCGTTTTCTTGACGAGGCTTTTGCTCTTCCATTAGCTCCGTGTCGAAGCTTTTCACGTCAAGAGGGAAGTCCTTGCTGACGCTGTTGTCGATGACCATGAAGCCTTCCGGGGAAAGACGCAGGTCGTAACCAGCATGAGACAGGCCATAAGACAATGCTTTCGTACCATTGTCCAGCTCGCGACGCTTCTCTCCAGTGAAAGGAAAGATGATGTCGTTTTCAGCGAGAATGCTAATTTGCTTGTCGTTAAGAAGCACTGTTTGAAGAGCGAGAAAACAAGCCCATGGAGAGCCAAACAAGAATCGTGGCAGGCCAAAAGGGCACAGACGGCCAGATTGCCTGAACCGCCCATGCCCCTAAACAAGCCAGCCCGAAAGTAATTCCAAGAGCTATGCCTACTGCCAGAAGGTAGATAGCCCAGTCCTTGGAATCTCGGGAGTGCTTCATTGTCAGAAGAGATCGTCGCTAGACGAAGACGAGGAGCTAACGGCTTCGCCGTTTTGCCAGAAGGAAGAATAAGCCTTAGGGCTATTTTCCATCTTATTGACAGTTACTTGCCCCTTGAAATGAGGAGCAGTGTCCTTGTCACGCTTGTCGTTGTTCCACAGTGCCACGCGGAAGCTGTAGTTTCCTTGTGCATTGGGACCAGCCTTTTTGGCTGCATTCAGAATGTCGGGGGTGAGATCGACAGTGCCGCTGAAAACGGGAGGATTGCCAGAGGGCATGTAGTGTTCCTCAGAAGGAGAGTGGTCGGCCCTGGAGGGGCTCTAGAAGCATAGCGGGAATGAACTGGGAGTCAAGCTCCACGGTCCATAGAAATCATTAAGGGGCGTCCGCCGGGGTAGTGTTCAAAGAAAAACTGCTGCACCTTCTGCACCATGATGCCTGCCTGCATCGCAAGCTCTCCTGCTGAGAGGCTCACGATTTGCGCTTCTTGGGAATGGCCAGTATCAGGATCATGAATGGCAATGGCGCAATGCGCTTCATTCACTTCGATGTCATACATCTGTTCAATGGCTTGCACATAGGCGCCAAGCTGCATGCGATAATCGGCTAGCTGTGTATCAGGCTTTTCTTTGTAGCTCGTCTTCCAATCCAGCAAAGCATATTGCCCGCTGTTCATTTTGGCGAGCATATCAAAGGTGCCTGAATAGCCAATTTCTTGCGCAGGATCGTACCAGGCAATGGCACTTTCGACGAGCAATGGACTATCAACGCGCTCAAGAAAACCAACAATGCTCTCAAAATAAGGCACGTAGTTTTCGTGAGAATCAAGATGCTCTTGAATGTCTTCGCCGTTCCAGAAATCTTCTAGAACACCGTGAAGCCAATTGCCTCGATCCACAGCATTACGAGTGCGACGATTAGCCTCTTCATTGCCCACCTTTTTGCGCCAGTTCATTAGCGCTGCAATTTTGCCAGGTGGAGAACACGCGCTCGCAACAGTCGTCACAGAAGGCAAAACAAACCCTTCTGGAACATTTGGAAAATCGTTCAGCAGATAGTAGCGCTTTTTCTGAATTTGGAGCCGGTTGGGTTCGTAGCGGGGAAATGCTGGCATTTGGAGGGAGGTAAGGCATAGATCGTAACAGGCCATGTTTAGTCATGGCTTGAGATGTGGGAACTCAGTTCGTATTCAAGGCTGAAAGCTTTGTCGCCGACACTTTGAATGTCGGTTTCAAGTTCGCCCAAGAAGTTCAAAAGCCTTTCAATGCTCACGCCATTTTCTCCCATTAAGCGCTCAGCCATAATACGCCCAAGAGGTGACAGCAATGTGGAGCTGAGCACTGTTTCTTTGTTGGTTTTCATTTTTCGTTCATGTCCCAGAAATAGTCGCAGCCCTCTTCGTCGCATGGAGGCGCAGCGAAATAGCTCTGCCAACGATCTGCAGGCGCCATGTAACGCCAACAATTTTCTTTAACAGGGCATTCGTCCCCCGAGCACATTGCAATGTCAGGCATGAGAATAGTCCGAGCAGTTTGACGAAGAAATTGCTTGTCAACAAGAGGATGGTTAGCAATGGCTTCAAGAACAGCAGCAATGCGACGATCACTGCTAAGCGTGTCTTCAGGAAAGCTCCAGAATGCTTCATGACAAGCATCAATCAGAGAGCGATGATTGCGCACGCTTTTCTTCCATTGTTTCGTATTCTTCAACCATGGTCGCCATCGCAGACATTATTGAAGTTTCAAAGAAACCGCAGGCCAAAACAAACTGCTTGAAATGCTCGACGATTTCAGGGCAATAGATGTTATGGAACGAATAGGAAACTTTTGTTTCCCCTTCTTCGTGAAGAAAAGTGAAACGGCTCATGGGACTATCAAGGAAAGGATTGCCAGAATTGACAGGGCAAGGATTAGGCATGTGAAGGTAACGAGAAGGAACAAACCGAGGGGGTCATTCGCCAAATAGCTTGGCAGGAAGCTCAGTAACGGGAAGGAGATCATCATCAAGACAAATGGTTCCAGCAAAGGCCCGTGCTAGGCGGGCCGCTGCCAGATCTACTGCTTTTTTGCCACGAAAGCTTTCATGCCTTCAACAATGGCAGCAGTGTCCTCAAGCCCACGAACAAGGGAAATTTCCTCTGTCATTTCAGCCTTGCTGATGACAACTTCCTGCTCCTTTGCCCATAGTGTCATCATTGCTGCGACGACGTTTCCGAAGGCTTGCCAGCTTTTGATTTCTGTGGCGCGAGCAAGTCCAATACTTTCAAGAGCAGCTTTGCCTGCAGCCATAGAAGCTTTCTCGTCGGCATAGTTCAAAGGATTGGCTTTGCACACTGCCGTAAGAGCTGCCTTTGCATCGAAGGGTTCAGCGGACCCTGTATCAGCGGCGGCAACAGGCCCCTCGCCTCCAGCAGCAGCAGCGCTTTCCTTAGGGGCAGTCTTCGTGCGTGCAGGCGTCTTGAGCGTGTCCTGCTGCAGCTTTGGCGCTTCTTCCTTGGGGATGTCCTCTCCGGCATAGAGCCGAAGACCAAGGCCCGTGAACGTAGCAATGGCTTTGACACTGGCACGTTGGATGTTGTCGCTGATTGCACGACCATCGAGCTGCTGAATGGAATTATGCTTCCTGTCCATTACGGGGAAGACAAGTGCAGGAGTGCGACGCACGCCGTCCGTGAGATAGGGGCGAAGGATGAATGCACCAGGCTCGCCAAAGACGGGCCATCCAATAGTTTTCTCCTCAAATGCTACGAACAGCGTTGGGAAATGCTCCTTCAGATAGCGAAAGGCAAAAGGCCAAGACAGATAGGAAAGACCTTTGTAGTCCTTCTCGATGTGAGGGCCAATATCGGGGGTGTCATAAGCAGCACGAAAAGCTTCTGCAGTAATTTCCAGCGGCGTGAAAATACCAAGAGCGCGTTCTGTCATTGCTTGTTTTGCGGAGTCTTCCATGCTGGAAAAGTCGGAAGGGGAATAAGTGAGAAAGGTGTGGTTCATTCTTCAAGAAAAGCGAAATGCCAATCAATAAGATACTCTTCGCTTTCTTCATCAAACGAAAGATTCAGGCCAACCACGGCCACGCCAGTATCAGAGAGAAAGCAATCAAGGCAATGAAGCACATCATGGTCCATTTGCTTCATGCGAGCATGAAGCTCAGACATGGTGAGATTAGGCGTTTCCATCATCCCAAATGCGCCACTGCTTTATAGCCGAAGCCAGAATGATTGTATTCGCCATACATAATGACAAACATTTTGCTTGGGCTCTCGTTTTTGGTGATGAGGCTATCACCAGGCAGAGGCCAATCGTTAATCACTCTCACGTCAGTGGGATCTTCCAAGTACTCAGGATCGTAATTCTCAGAAATCACTCCCTCTTCCCAAAGGAGCTTCACTTCCGTGTCGGCATGCTCAAGAAGAAACTCTTCGCAAGCAAGCTTAAGCTGGGAAACTTTCATGGTCAGTCGTTATAGAAGATGATGCCAAAGAAGCTGTCGGGAGAAGGTTGTTGAACATCTTCTTCATCCATTGGAATACCAGGAAGCTCGTCGGAATCTCCGTTCAAAATGCGAAACTTAATCGAATGAGCGTCGCTTTCTTTCTCTACGTCAAATGCGTAGCTATGGGAATAAGCGCTGATGTTAATGTCGCCATATTTCTCAATTGCTTTTTGCAATTGCTCAATCAACTTTGTAGCCTTCATAGTCCTCGATTTCGGAAACGATGGAATGGTCTTCAACTAAAGAGAAAGCACCGTCACAAAGAACTGTGTTTCCTTCCCATGGAGAAGTGGTGCGAATGAGACGCTCCACTGTCTCACTAAGGCTCAATCGTGCTTCATGGGCAATGTCCTTGAGATGAGTGTAGGCGGTGTCAGTGATGGTGAAGTGGCGGCTTTTCTTGGGCTCGCCGTGGTCAACGGTCATAGAACAAAGGGCCGAGAAGGTAGCCGATGCTGAAGCCAATAATGGCGGGCAGCCAAAGCTCCATGGTTTTGTCTTGCGAGGGACATGGCCAATATAGCCGTTATGGCCAGCCCGTCAAGGCTCAGCAACAGAAGCGCTCGTTAAGAATTGTGAACGCCTTGCAGCAGCAAGATTCTGGTGCTAGAACGGCCCCATCTCACATCTCTCCATGGCCTTCTCCATCCTTGACCACCTTGAGCAACTGGAGCCAAGTAACGAGCCAGGGAAATACCACTGCCCTGCATGCGGTGGCAACGATTTCACAATCAATAAAAACACTGAGGCGTACAACTGCTGGCATGACACCAGCCCTGCTCACCGCGCTGAAATCCGCGATGCACTAGCTCCTCTCACCAGATGGGAGAAGCCGTCTCGTGAAGCCGGCAACTATTCGTTTGTCTACAAAAATAACCATGGAAAGGAAGTGGTTATTGTTCATCGTGATGACACTTCAGGCTCCAAAAAGATTTGGCAAGACTTTCCCACTATTGACAAAAATGAGAAGGGCCATAAAACCCAGCTCAAGGAAATCAAGGCAAATGTTCTTCCCTATCGTTATGACGATGCAATAGCAAAGAGCGAAGAAACAGGTCTGCCCATTTTTATTGTCGAAGGCGAACTCACTTGCGAAGCAGTGTGGATGCTCGACATTCCCTGCATCACGTTTCTTGGAGGCAGTAAACAATATCGCACTAATGGTGACTATTCAAGCCTATTCCGCAACAGGAAGCTTGTACTTTGTCCTGATCGTGACGAGCAGGGCGTTGGCTTCATGGCAGAAATTGCCAATGATAATCCTGGGGCAAGTTGGCTTTATGCAGATCCTCGTTCATGGGAATGGGACAATCTCCCTTCAGGGAATGGCTACGACTTAGGCGACTACATTGAAGAAGGCGTCACCAAAGACGATCTCCTTTCCTCCATTGTTTCCAAAAGCAGGCACCAAGGGCAAGACGGCAAACCTGCCTATGAGGAGATCATTGCCACCATCGAAAACTTTGTTGGCCTCTACGCCAATGACTCTCGCATTGCTTATGAAACCAGCAATTGGCTAGAGCAACGTGGCGTAAAGATGAGCCAGCAAAATGTTGACAAGATCATTGCTGAAGCCAAAGACCGCATCTATGGCAGGGAAGAGCTTGAAAGTATTGACGCTCTTTCCATTGCCAATGCTGACAAAGCCCGTGAATGGCTCATTGCTGGCATTATCCCTTTGGGCAGCGTCACGCTACTTGCTGCAGGCGGTGGCACTGGTAAATCAACTGTGGCTTACAACTGGGCTCTTCATATTGGTCTTGGCACGAAATGGAGCGGACGCCGTTGCATGAAAGGTAAAACTTTGGTTTGTCAAAGTGACGAGCCTCTCATCGACACCAGCGAAAAGCTTTCCGTGATTGGCTATCAAGACACTCCGCTGGCGCCTGGCACCATTGAATTCTGGGAAACTTGGCGCTTTGCCCATATGAAACAGCTTGAAGACTACGTGAGAAAGGAGCGTCCGCTGTTCGTAGTGATTGATAGCCTCACTGCTTGCCTTGCTGGCATGGACGTGGATATGGTGAAGAGCAATGCAGGCGATGTTATCTACGGCTTGCGCGATCTCGCCAATACCTATCGCTGTTCGATTCTCATCCTCCACCATCTCAACAAGAACGGAGGCCTCCGCGACTCAACTAGCTTCGTCGACAACGTGAGTGAAGTGGTGAAGCTCACTCGTTCTGAAAGCTTCGATCCGAATGAATTTATGCTCGAATGGATGAAGAGCCGGAGTGGTCTCACGGGCAAGCACGTGCTGAAACGTGACAATCTCACCTATGGCTGGCATTACGCTGGGCCGCTGGGTGGTTCTCTGGAAGAGCTTGATCGAGTGGTGAACGTAGTGGAGATGCGCAAGACGGAGCGCTTCACTAAGCAACAAGTGGCTGGGCTATCAGGAAGCTTTGAAACTGGCCCTACTGGCAAGATGCTGGAAGTGGCCAGGAGGCAAGGCTTGATTAGCAGCAGCTTTGTTGTTGGTCCCAATGGAGAGCGCGAGCGTCTCTACCATTCTTGGGACTACGTTGAGCCTGAGCTTGATTTTCAGGAAGTTTCAAAAGAAGCTGAAAAGGAGCCTGATAATGAAATTCCCGCTCAGGAACAAGCTCCGCAAGAAGAACCTGCTCCCATGTTGACAAATGAAAATCTTCCCGTAAGGGAAGAGGATCACGATTTCTTCTGACGCTTCGCAATAGGAGGGAGGCTCTAACATAGCCTCCCTGCTGCCTACCGTAGCGGGCAGCTTTCTTCAGTATAGACCAAGAAGAAAGGGGCCATCAGGCCCCTTTGCTTTACCTAATTGCGCTTGCCTTTGAAGCTTTGAGCGTCTATCAGTTTTTGGAATTCTTCTTCCTCTTTGCCTTTGCCATACAGCCAAGCCTTAGTGCTCTGACCAGGCTTCGGACCATTTCGCGGTAGCTTGACGATTTTGTAATCCTTGAATTCTTCGTTCATAGTTCAGTTGGCGACAGAGTGGACAATGGAGCTGAGGGATGAGGCGAGGATCGCTGTACTTGTGCCTGATTAGCCATTCGGTGATGGCTTCCTTGTCCATGGGGAAATCGGATGAGGCAATGCCATCATGCCGCCGACCAGATCCGTCTCTGCTTTGTCTTGTGCCAGGAGAAGAAGCTGCACACAACCTCTTGATTTTGCCTCAAACTCCCTTTACCCTCACCACAGGTCTAGCCAAGTGTCGCAAGCCCATCAGCGATGGCTCCTTAGCGCATAGGCATGGCCAGCCAGGGCTAGCGTAGCCCCCAAGGGCGGAGCGTTCATTCATAAGGCCAAGATCAACTATCAACAACGATCAAAGCCAAACGATGCCTAAAACCTCCGCAATGCCGCTCTAGCCAGAGTGGAGCCCCCAAGGGCGTAACGTTCAGACAAAAGGCATAGGAAACCTTCAACTGAACAAAATACGCTTAACATTGCAAAGGAAACTTCCAGCGCAATGCTTCTCCCGCCTAAGCCCGTAGATAAACTCCCTCTGCTGGAGCACAATGGAGCAGAAATCCTGCCTATTGTTCATCACGGTTTTTCAAAGCCTGCTAAAGGCCAACAACCAGCATCACGAACGCTCTATGGAGCCCGTGATAATAATGGAGAGCGCCATTGGCGCTCTAGCTTGCACGAAATCCAGCAATTGATTGATAGTGGTTTCGCAGTGCAGGAGCAGGCAAATGCGTGAATTCTGCACCAACCCCAAGGATTGCATGGCTCTCGCTTACGAGCGTGAGGCTGAACATGAAATGGACGCTCGCGGACTAGATGCTGCCTATGCAGAAATCGTCGATAGCTTCCACAAAGAAATGGAAGAATTCGTCCGAAAGTACTGTCCTAAAAAGCTGAACGATTTTGATGATTTGTTAGAAAAAGCCTTCTGGCAGTATCATTGATCGAGGAGAAACGGGGCGCTTGGTGCGCCCCTTTGCTTAGCTATGGAAACTATCGCGCCATTGTCCGAGGCTGAATGGGAGGAGCTTTGCATGCTCAAGAAAGCAATTGATGATGGTCCGGCCACTGTCGTGGCCTCTCGCATGGAGCGTTTCACTGAATTGTTTGTTCGTACTCTCCATGGAAAAGGAGATACAATGCGAGGAGCAAAACAATAAACAATGCCTCGTCCAGAAATTGAATTTGCCACGCCCGAAGAGGAAGAAGCTTATGCAAGAAAAGCTTTAACAAAAGCAGGCGTACCAATTACGCAGTATGAAGCCATTCGTGAGCATAAATCAAGGGGCGGCACACATGGCGCTGGCATTTATACCAAGGAAATGCTTGGCGTAAGGCGATGGATGGTGCAAGAATTATTGGCAGCAAAGATGAGCAATCGTCAGATTGCAAATGTTTTGCAGCTAAGCAAAGAAACAGTCAATGGAGACAGGCATTTCAATAGGGATCTTTACACGCAGGAAATTCTGAAGAATCAAGACACGCACAGGGCGCGTCTCCTCAAGGAGCAGATGGACCTCAAGGAGCTTGCATTGGCAAGCTTTGAAACTAGTAAGCGCAAGAAGACAGTCACCATCATGGACGGCGGTGACGATGGCAGTAAGGAAATGGTGAAGATAGAAGAAAGCGCTGGCGATGCGTCCTTTCTCAACGTGGCCAAGAATTCTTTGGTGGAGCAAGCAAAGCTCCTGGGGCTGAACGAAATCAAGCCTGTAGAAAACCAAGACACCTCCTATCGAACGTTCCTGAAAGACCTTTCCTCCACCATTGAAAAGGAGAAGGAAGCGAAGGCTACGGAAGAACGACGTGGCAATTCTCTCCTTGCGTCTGCTGAGACCATCAGCTTTGATGCCGAACCAGAAAGCGAGCCCCTTCCTGAAGCCATGCCTTTACAAACAATTAATGAAGATGATTATTGACAATGGCGCCTTGAGGCGCCATTATTGACGAAACGCTTCCTTGCATTGGATCAATTCGCCTCCGTTGACGATTTCCTGCGCCAAGCAGTGGCAGCCAAAGACGGCAAACGTGAAGCCATCAGCAAAAGCATCTCCCCTGGCCTGCAGGATCATGGCACCGTAGGCATTCCGCCAAAACTGGCCTCCTCCATAGAAGCCATGCTCCAGAAGCACGGCGATGAAACCTACAGGCAAATTGCCCTGTTCTGCCTGGGCAAGTGGTTTGAGCTGCACATTGGCATGTTCGAGGAGCTGATTGGCGAGGAGCCCAGCATGGCCTGCTCATGTTTGATGGACGCCACACGCATTGCAGACGCTCTCCATCTCCTTTCGGAAATCAATAGCATTGGAGGCGACGGCGGATGGAAGCCCATGCTTGAAGAAACGCTCAGTCAGCACATTCTTGAAGAGCTTGAGGAGGAATGTTGGTAATGGCATCTTCTTGTCGCACCTATTTAATCACTACTTACGAAGGAAAGAAAATCGCCCTTGGGGCGATTTCTGCAAAACAAGCTGAACACTTCATGCTTGCAATGCGCCCTGACGTAAAGATTGCAATGATCGAGGAGATTCCTCCGCTTCCTGAAGATCCCAAATTATGACTTTCTCTTTCCATTGCACTGATGCCACTGGCCATCTTCGACTAGGACAGTTTTGTTTTCAATGGAGGAATAGTTTTCTCCTTGGCACAATGTATGACGGCTTTGGTGAAAGCAAAATCACCATTGGTTCACGCTCCTTTAATTTCGGACAGTTTCGTTTCGCCTAACCATGGACATCCAGCTCTCATTTGTTGAAGAGCATTCACTGCCTCGCATGGTACACATTTGCATTCCGCCTCAACTTCAAGAAGACGTGAGGGCCTTGGCAATGGAAGAGCCTCCCATTCATCCAGCATGGCGTAAGGCTCAAGCCAAGGGCAGGCATTTTGTCATTGCCACGAACGAGCTGGATGACATTACGGAGCTAGCCGACTTTGCCCGCACCAACATTGAGGAGCCAGAAGAGCCTCTGAGCAAGCCAAAGCGCCAGGCCTATCAAATCCTCTTGGACCGCGCCTTCAGGCATGCTGAGCTAGAGCCTATGGGCGCTTGCCATGCCATTGCCACGAAATGGAGGGAGCAGCCTTTGCCATGCCAGAAGAATCTCAGTATTGCCACGCAGGCATTGCGACACCCAATCAGGCCTTTGTAACGATTTGTTAACGGCCCCCTTGATGGGGGCCTTTTTGCTGACATACTTTGCTCATGCGACGGCGAACGTCGCTAGTCCTCCGCTTTTCCATCGTGACCACCACGTTCAGCCACACCCTTCCCGATCAGCCCATCTGCGCCTATAAGGATGGAGAATTGGCGATGTTCTTCGGCCAGCCAATGGTGACGCGCAGTTTCTCCATGGGAGACCTGCAAGAGTTTATTTGCACTATTGAAAAGGCTATTGATGAAGAGCCTAATTTTGTGCAACAAATGGCTCTTGAGCGCATTCGTTCTGCGTTCATTGTGAGCCTTGACATGCTCAAGGAGAATCATGAAGAGCTTCAGAAAGAGGCTCCACTCGGTGCCGACTTCGAGGAATACCTGATGAACTACAACAACGCTGTCAAAGGAGGCCAACTGTGAGCACGCCCAAAGACACACTTACGGACGCTATTTTTGAATACTTTGATAATGACAATGGCGATCAGCTCGTTAAAGATCTCGCGGAATTGTTGGCGAAAGATAGGGATCATCATCTTAGGAAATTTCGCGCTCTCTCTCATGCCTACGAGCAACTCTTTGGCCAATCATTCTGAGCTTGATTATGACCACGACAAGCGAAGCGTGATGCAACTCACTACTGCGAAGCTTGAGCGCAGGCTTCAATACTGGCGAGAGAAAGAGCAGGAGGAAATCCTTAAGCGCTATCGCCTCATCACTTCCATCTAGCCAAATTGCCAATTTCTACACACTACGAGATTCAACAATGACTCAAGAACACCCGATCAATCCACCGCCTGAGTTGGTGCGTGAGTGGGCGACTACTAACGGAACTAGCTACGAAGATCTTTCTGCTTTGTGTCAAAACATCGCCACCCAAGCCGTCCAATGGGGCGCAGATCAGGAGCTGGAGGCGTGTTGTGAGTGGCTGCGCAGCAAGGACATTCTGGAACCTGCCATTGACGCCCTTCGCGCCGACCGCCGCCCCAAGCCGCCGAGCTTGAAGGAGCTGGCGCTTGCTCTTGTTGAGCAGCACGAAGACGGTTGGCGGCCGTCACCCAAGGATTGGGACACCATCCGCCGCGCACTGGAGGCGCTGCCCGATGGCTAAACCTCTCTCCCCCACCGCTCGCGCAGTCCTAGATGCCGCCTACCGGCGCATGGACGACAATCCGCACAACGAGGTAGAGGCAACGCTTGCCGCCGCCCTGCGAGCTGCTGTTGAGCAGGTGATGCCGGAAGTCGTAAACGCTGTTGGAGATGAGCACGATGACGCTCGCCGTGACCAGTGGTTTCGCATCCGGTGCAAATTCCTTGCCATCGCTGATGAGCTTGAAGCCCAGTAGTCAGACCCACTAATGAACCCACAAGAAGCAGGCTTTGACGGCGCCGAGGGCATCCGCCTAAACCACCCAGCTCTACCCAATGGAGGCATTTATAGGCTTCGACGAAACATCAATCCGCCTTGGGAATATGACAAGGATTGCCGCAATCAACTTGTATGGCAAGAATCAGAACCGCCTCATCTCTTTTATTGCAACAGCGATGGCGAGTGGTTTGAACTGTCATTTATACCAATCCAGCGTTAGTCAGGCTCACTGAGAGTTTTGCTAATTATCAGGATTTCCAATAAACGCCATTTATCAAGAATCCTGCTAAAGCCCCTCAAGGGGCTTTTTCTTTGTCCACGTAGTATCACCAGGCAATGGTTCAGTGGCATATTCAAACGTATCGTAATCTGGTTCATTACGAGGGTCATAAACCTCCCCGCTTGCCATCCATCGCTTAAGCCTTTCTCTTTCCTGCTCCGCAGAAAGTTTCATAACAATCTCCTAGCCCTTTAAGCATAGGCAAAAGAAAAGGGGCCTTACAGCCCCTTCCCTTTACATCCTCCGATGCCTCTGTCCCTAAAGATACAAGGGAGATGATGCGCCTCGCAGGAGACCATGCAAAAACTCCTTGGCTAAACCATACGGTTTCGCCCGCATCATCAGAGGCGTCCACCCTCGCGGCCCGCCCGAAGACGAGAGCAGCAATTAAGCCGCCAGGACCGAATGCTCAAAAATCATAACATGCTTTGTCCGCTCGGCAGTAACGGCTGATTCCATGGCACAATGGGCATTGCCTTGTCGGAGACGACATGGCCCTCGCTAGTTCTTTCGTACTAATTGATGAAACGATTCCTTTTCTCTCTCCTGCTGCTATGCCCTATCCAGGCGCAAGCAGCTCTTGAATGTGGCTATGCCTCTCATTACGGCATTGGCGACGGCTACCACGGTCAGCGTGCTGCTGACGGCTCTCGCTTCGATGCCTACGGTCGCACTGCCGCCCACCCATGGCTTCCATTTGGCACGCAATTGCGTGTGAAGAATCGCAACAATGGGAAGTCAGTGACGGTGACAGTCACAGACAGAGGCCCATACTACGGAGGCCGCATCTTGGACTTGTCCTACGGCAGCTTCGCTCGCATTGCTTCCCCTTCTCAAGGCGAAGCGTCCATCTGTATCTCAAGATTATGAAAGACGTAGCTTCATTCCTTTTGCTCACCTTCGTCTTTGGGCTTGGTGCCTTTGCCATTGTTGCTTCTCCCAATGTGATGGCAAACAAAGAAGGCTTGACAAAGTGCATGCAGCTCCATCCTGAGCGCTACTGCCGCATTGCAAATGGCTTTCCCGCAAAGCTTGACAGCTCTGCTCAGTAGGCTCTACACTCTCCCTGGATGACGGACGGGGCTTCCTACGCGGGAGCTCTTCTTTCCTCCTTGTTCTTTCGCTGGCGACAGGCTCCTCATGGACAAAACCTCCCGCATTAAACAGTTCATTTTCAATGCTGGCCACAGCATTGTTTCTGTGGAATTCATCAAGGCTGATGGTTCTGTGCGTAAGCTTCAATTCAATCCTTGGGACACCAAGGAAATCAAAGGCACGGGCACAGCAGTGAAGAAGCCCAGCATCGTGCGTTGTCGTGATTTCTCCATTGCTCGCAAAGAAGGAGAAGGCGCTTGGCGCTCGTTTGATTGTGAGCGCGTGACAAGCATCAAAGCCAACGGTCAAACCCTCGTCTTCTGAAATAATGCCCCTCTCTCGTACTCAACAAGCCATTGCCAAAATGGTTTCCAATAATGCTCGCCACAAGTGGCAAGATTACAGTTCTGATGATCGCTCTTCTGCTCGCTCTTTTATTCTTTCCCGTGCTAGTAAACCCGCTCATAAAGAAAAGAAAGAATTGCTTTTGACGCTTGCAAATGCTTTGCAAGATGACATCTGGAAGGTGCTTTGACCATGGGAAAGAAACTGTACGTCGTCGAAATTAACTACCAGGCTTATGTCTGGGCCGAAGACGATTGCGAAGCTGAAGATTTTGCCAACGAAATTGTTTCCACCGAGAAGCCGTCTATCTGGTCTCAAGAAGTGGAAGTAGGCAAAAATCCTTTGTCTTGGCAACAACATTGCCTGGTTTATACCGATGGCCCAGAAATTGAAATTAGCAGAATTTTTGCGGGTGACGCTTAATGGGAACAAAGGATAACAGGCGAGCAGTATTTGCCTTGGCAGCAAAATATGACTTTGTTCTCCAGCGTGAAAAAAATCACTATGTGTTCAAACATCCTTCTGGCAAGATATTTTGCACAAGTAAAAGCACTTTAGACACGCGCTTTTTGAGAAACGTTGAAAGCTTTATTAAACGCACTCTTGCTTCCTAGTCTTCAAAACCATGCTTTCCCTCCTTCTCGCAACTGCACTGCCCGAACTGCCTCCTGTGCAGCAACAAGCTCTCACTAAAGAAGAAGCGCTCTTGGAGCGCATCATCAAAGAAGGGCAAACTGCCACTGAGCGCAAATTCGGCGACTGCCACTACGCCTGGGGCTCTTGGAAGCTTTCTTCTGATGGCGTGAGAACCACAACGCGCCAATGCAAAGATGAAAGCGCTCACACGCCAGTGTCAATTGCCGTTAGTTGCCCGCTCTTGAAAGTGAACGTGCTCCAGGACAAGCAATGGCAGGGCTGGCGTAGTCCAGTGGCAAAAGGCGCAAAACCAGGAGAAGCCAATATGGTGGCTGCTCTCTGCGCCAACGTCACTAACTAGCTTTGTAAAGCTTTGTAACAGGCCCCGGAAACGGGGCCTTTCTTCTGTATTGTTCCTAAGTGTTCGGCAGCGATGCCCCTCCAAATGGCAACCATCCCCACCATCCACCTCAACGGCACCGGCTTCACTACACTGCGAGATGAATACGCCGCTGCTTACGATGCCATCGAAAAGGCAATGGAAACACTTGCTGCAGCCACTCTCAATGGGCGCGATTACTATCCGCAGGAACCTGGCGCTTATTACAAGGCTCGCGCTGAGCGTGATGAAGCCCTAGACAAGCTTCGTGATGCCAGTATTTACGTTGGCGAAATGCTCGCTGGCATTTGTGACCAGCAACGCTGATTTCTAGACTAGGGGCCATTAGGCCCCTTTTCATGCCTTTCCCCATTGGAACCCTCGTTGATCTCTACGATTCAGGCTTTAAACAATGGAGAGGCGAATACACAGTGGTGAAGATATATCCTGAAACTGGCTTGCATAAGATCAAAAACACCAAAACTAATAGTCAGCAATTCGTCAGCGAAGACAAGCTCCGTATGGGCCGGCTCCGGCCTTTTCGCATGGATTGCCTTTATGAAGGTTTGTAACAAGCCTCGTTGAGCGGGGCATGGTGTTGTATTGTTCTCTGCATGGGCAGCGATGCCCCCTCGTTAAGGAACCAACCATGGCAATCATCAACCACTCCGTCGATCAGCTCACCGGTCCTGGCTACTGGACTAAGTTCGAGGGGCTTGAGCGAATCAAGATCACTATCACTGTGCCCAACTGGCACGAGCCTTTCCCCACTCAGCAAAGAGCTGGTGCCGCCAATCCTCGCGAGCTTGAGCTGATTGGCCTGCTGCACGTTTGCCAGAGCTGGTATATCAATGGTCCCGTGATGGATCAATGGACTATTAGCACGCTCTCTGGCCCCATCAAGGTGCCTGCTGGCACCCGCATTGTTTCTGAGCCTGTGCCTGAGAAATGGGCAGCATGGGAGCAGGAAGCCAGCGAAGGCACCAAGCAGTGGTGGGCCTATTCCAACGGTCGCACGGCCTTCTGTTAAGCATTGTTACAAAGGGGCGGAAACGCCCCGCTTCTTTTCTATTGTTCCTTTGTTCGCAACCAAACCATGCACCGCACCATCGAAGGCCACAGAGAAGATCCGTATTTGGCCAAGCTTGAAGCTGATCGCCAAGCCCAGCACAGCGGCTATGGCGTGCAATCTTATCTGTGTGCTGATGGCTCCATAAAGTGGGAAGCCTATGGATGGGAGCGCATGACTGAATTCCAGCTCCACACCACTTCCTACGGCTTGTTTGACCACAAATGGCAAGCCGAACAGTATTTCAACTCCATCATCAACGGCTGACCATGAACCCCTCCATTAAACAAGCTTGGACCGAAGCTCTTCGTTCTGGTGATTATCAGCAAGGCAGAGAAAACCTTTGCAGCAATGGCAAATTCTGCTGCCTTGGTGTGCTGACTGATCTCTATATCAAGGAGACCAACCAGCAATGGCACCATAATGTTGGTGGTTTCTACAGCTTTGAAACTGAAGGAGGCGTTTTGCCTTTTTCAGTGCAGCAATGGGCAGGACTTGATGCGCCCAATCCTTACATTACTGGCTTTCATCTCACTTCTTGGAATGATGAAGTTGGCACAAGCTTTGAAGAAATTGCCGATCTAATTGAGGCGCATTTGTGAACAATTCTCAACTCGCCCTCTCCATCAATCAACGCAACATCTACTTGCATTATTTAGCCCACAAGAAAAAGCATGGAGATGAGCCATGCAAGGCTCCAAAATGTCCTTTACAAGGAAACAGACTTGTAGACCATTTGAAGGCAATGGAAAAGCTCGAAGAGCGAGGATTCATTCGCCTTATTCGTCGCTCTGACGATTACCTTTCTTGGATCATTGTTTCTCCTTAAAGCCATGCCTTTTCCCGTTTCTTTTGTTTCAGAAGATGAATATGGCGTGCCTTATGCAGCACACACTTTCTCTTCCATTGAAGAACTCTACGATGAAATTAGAGCTTTAGAAGAGCTGCTTGGTGAAAGCTCTGTTAGCAGGGGCTACATCATTCAAGCTGCCCTAGATCAGCTCAAACAGCTTGCTCACGAAATCGAAGACGAACCACTCTCCACTTACGACCAATGATCACCACCATCAAAACGCACCAAGACAATGGCCCTTACTTTGATGCCACCAAGGGCAGTTACCAAGCAGCCACGCTCCAGCAGCTCATCTTTCACATTCGGCTTGCAATGGAGGACAGAGAGCATGTCATTGGCGTGTACGGGCCTGATGGGGCCTGTAAGGGCATTTGGCAGCTCGACATCGAAGGGCATGTGGACAGCGCAGGCGACAGCATCGTGGACCATGAAGGCTACGAGCTGCTACGCCCTGACACTAGGGAGCAATGGATGTGGGGCAGGCTTCAGGAGCAACTAGCCTGATTTAGGAACATCTTTGATGCTTCTTTCCTGAACCCTATTCAGGCATTGTTAAGCTTTGTGAACCAAGGGCATCCAGGCCCCTTTCTGCTGTATTGTTTTCTTGTTGGGCGAGATCCCGACAGCCCTTTGCTTCCCCACCATGGAATTCCTTGTTAACGCTGGCGGCCTCCTCATTAAGCACGATGAAGAGCAGCTTCTTTCTCTCATTGCTCAGTTCATCAATGAAGGCAAGCCTGGCTGCGGCTTCTTCATCAAAGGTGTGGGCTGCATTGCTAAGCACGAAGATGGCCAGATGATGATGGGCCGCACCATTGAAACTGTTAGCCGTCTCTTCAATAAGACCAGCGACGACATTATGCACACTGTCAAGCACTGGGCTTCCGAGGCTGCTTGATTAAGCAAGGGGCGCCTAAAGCGCCCCGTTCTCCCCCTATTAAAATCATGCAAGACGCTATTAACATTCTCGCCATCAGCAAGAAAGGCAAAAGCCGTATTGGCACCAAGATCACTCTTGGCATTGTTGAGCAGGATCATCACGACAAGCTTTTTGTAGTGTTTCCTGAACTAAATCAATGTCGATGGATAAAGAAGGATAATGATCCTGATTTTTGCATTATTGGAGATGATTGACCATGGGAACAAATTATTATCTTCATGCTCCAAAATGCCTTCATTGCGGCAAAGAAGAAAAGCTCCCTTTACATCTTGGCAAAAGCTCTTATGGCTGGTGTTTCGGCCTCCACGTCTATCCAGAAAACGCGCTAAATAACTGGCAGGAAATGTGGAGTCATATTGATTATTTAACGCAAGAAAAAGACTATGAAATAAGAGATGAATATGGTGATTTTGTTGATAATGGAGAGTTCTTCTCTATCGTCTGGGACAGGAGCGGCAAGCCTGGTAGACTTTTCGACAAGAAATGGCTAAGGGATAACTATGCAGAGATAGGTCCTTACGGTCTTGCCAGACATGCTTTACTTGCAGGGCATTGCATAGGCCATGGTAAAGGGCCTTTTGATTACATCATTGGAGAATTCTCTTGAACAAAAAGCTTCGCCAAGCTTTTGAAAGCACCGTCCTTCTTTCTTCGGGCTCCCCATGGGAGCCTTCTTCTTTGCCTTGTTTTGTTATCTCTGCTTGCTGCCCCTACAGTCTGCCCTTTGACCCTGCCCGTGACTCTGCTCTTCACCACGAAATGAAAGACTGGCTGGAGCTACTAGGCGCATCTCATGAGGAGATCATTGGGCAATCGCCTGACGGAGCCTGGCAAGAGCCTTGCTGGGCTATTTATGGCATCACAGAAGGCCAAGCGAAGCGCTTGGGCAGGCTGTACCAGCAATGGGCAGTGTTTCGCTTTGACGAGCAGGGGAGAACAGTATTGGCTTGTTGAAAGCAAAATAATTGTTAGCATGGCGAAACATCGCGAGACTGGCATCTCGTGACGTTTCTAACCACTACCAAAGGAGCAGTTTGGCCATGGCTGAACATAAGCATAGCAGCGTGCCTGCAGGGTTTAAGGAGATCCCTGGGTATGACGGACGCTATTTCATTAATGAGAAGGGCGACGTGTGGAGCGTAGCCAAATCAAGGCTCATGAGCCCACAGACGGACGCCACTCATCCTTATCCATGGGTGCTACTAATAAAACCCGACAAGAAAAAGCAGCCAACTACTGTTTATTTTTTAATGCGTCTTACATGGATGCCTCATGCTCCAGGTGAGGTTGGAATAGGGGCCAACAAGTGGTGCATCAACCACAAAGACGGAAATAAGCTCAATAGCTCATTGGATAATTTGGAATGGGTGACGAATTCTCAGAATGCTAAGCACGCATGGGAGAATGGATTGCAAGCAAAAGGTATCGACAAGAAAAACGCTATCTTCACTTCTATTGACGTGACACTAATCCGCTTGCGAGTGAAATACGGAGAAAGTGCCTATTCAGTAGCGAAAGAATACAATTGCGCTTATGGCACTATCAAGAAAATGTGTCGCTTTGAGAGCTGGAAACATCAAGACGGTAATCTTAACGGACGGATCCGACCAGCATCCTAAAAGACCCGGCTGGCTCGGTATCAGACCCGGCTGGCTCGGTATCAGACCCGGCTGGCTCGGTATCAGACCCGGCTGGCTCGGTATCAGACCCGGCTGGCTCGGTATCACCTTTCTTTTATATAATTTCATCTCATCATCACATCATAACGCTGTCGTTATATGCCTTTATGCGCATATGCCGATATCGTTGTATGCGCATAGCCGCATAGTAGTACAGACGTACTATAGTACAAACGTACTAGCCTGAGGCGAGGGCGATTCCCGGTTCTCCGGTGGGGAATGGGGAAAATATACCCTACCTGGCAGCCGTAAATATAGCCTACTGGTGGCGGCCTTAAGAGAGGCTCACTTGTGACCATGCTAAGAGAGGCTCACTTGTGACCATGCTAAGTGAGGCTCACTTGTGGCCGCGCTAAGTGAGGCTCACTTGTGGCCGTGCTAGTTGTCTCCTACTGGTGACGGCCTTAAAAGTAAGCCACTGGTGGCGCGCTGATTCTTTCTGCCTACTGGCGCGATTCTGCCGAGCTTCAGTGAGACCAACTGCTGCGCGTTGCTGTCTGCCGCATGGCCTTAGGTGAGCCTCACTGCGCAGCACTAGGTGAGCCCTACTGTTTAGCGTTAATTGTCTCTCACTGTTTAGCGCTAGTTGAGCCCTACTGTTTAGCCCTAAGTGTAGATATTTCAATACGTAACGCCGCTGGCAGTTATGGCGCTTCCAATGGTATGGGCGCTGATTGTTGCGGATTGTTGCAGCAGCGGATTGTCTTGCGGGTTCCGTGATACGCGCGTACGCGCGATCATCTTTCTGCTGAGCACTGCGCGCAGTCTCTCCCCATTGATAAGCCTGGCTTTTCATTGCGTCGCGGATCGGGCACTGATAAGCGTACTGGCTAATCTCCCGCCAAATCAGCGTTGACTGATCGCCCGTGCTTATCGCAGGCGCTTTGCCCCTTTGCAAACGCTTGTGGGGCCTGTAGTGTTCCCTCAGAACCTTGAAAACCGAAAAGCAACGACATCGAACGCCGCAAGCGTTCGCGCGCGGGCCCTTTGTGGTTGCCGTGATGGCGCGGGGTCGACTCCCGCTGTGCGCTTTGCCGGCTTTTGCCGGCCCTTCCCCTCTCTTTTATCTATGGCTACCCTCTCGCACACTGCTGCGCTCCTCCTCTCCTCTCTGGAGACGGCAGAGCGTCCTAACGGTTCTCTCTTCCTCCGTCTCTCCTCCTCTGCTCCTAGTTGGGCTTCTTCTGTGATTAGAGAAGCTCACTTAGGCGAGCTCCCTAATGACTCTCGCTATGAGCTCATCAAAGACGCTCTCTCGGCTCTCTCTGATGGCGCCTTCTCTGATGAGGAGGAGGCTATCGACTCGATTGATGAGCTCTCTCTCGATCTCGTGCCACACAGAACCACGGAGCTCCTCCAGTGGTTTGCTGATCACGCGAACCGCCTCTCCTCCTGCGATGAGGCTCTAGAAAGTGGCCGCATCTCTGATCTCTGCTCCTATGAGCTCCTCTCTGAAGGGTTCCGCGTGGGAGCTGAGGAGATGCTCTCCTCGCTTATCTCCTCTCTAGAGGAGGAGCGTCTCTCAGTGTTCAATCCTGACACTGATAGTCAGCTCCTCTTAGGCGACTCCCACGGGATATATATCCCCAAGCTCTGGGCCGATGGACTGGAGGATGAGGAGGAGGCAGAGTCCTATTCCGTCTCCTGGGAGGACGTCCTCATCTGTCAAGCTGGCCCAGACTCTGAGAACTACTGGCAAGCATGGGACGCAATCCTCCGCGATGCTCTCTGGAATGAAAACGGAGAGGATTGGCGCCTCCTGCAGAATGGCGATCTCTGGGCTGTTCGCTCTGACGTAGAGATTCCTGAGGATGCATTCTGATGAGACGGCTCTCCCTCTCCTCTCGTGAGGCTCTCTACGTCCTATGGGCTCTAGAGGAGGCTCTCCTCATCTCAGAACCTGAGGAGGAGGAGCTCCTCCTCTCTCTCATCTCTCGTTTGAACGGAGCCGCAGCCCCATTCTCCTCTGCCTCTGCCTCTCGCTCTCGCTCCTCCTCCCATGCCTGACGCTCTCTCCTCTCTCTACTCTGCCTCTCCTCTCTTTACCATGCTCCTCTCCTCTCCTCTCCTTGACAACGTACGGGCTCTCTCTGGGCTCTCTGGCTCCTTTTACTTTTACGAACCACGGCAGGAGATTGTCAGCTCCTCCGACTACTGTTCTCCCATTGAATGGCGACAACCATCACCCAATGAGGCAGAGTCTCTCGGACTGGGAGAGCTCTCCTCCTACTCTTTGGAGCTCTGCCGAGAGCTCGGCTCCTCTGTCACCAAAATCACGCCAGAGGAGGCAGTAGAGCTCCTCTGTGAGCGCAAGCTATGGCAACGGTGCTCGCTCCTCTGGCTCCCGTCTTACTGTATGGGAGGAGACTACTGCGGCTCTACTCACCACGTGGCTAACGCTCGCTATCTCTTGCGCCAGTTCTCCTCGCCAGAGCTCAGAGAATGCAACGGAGGCTATGGGAGTCAAGGTGTCATTGTTGACCCTCGCTATCTCTCAGAGGAGCTCCTAGAACTCCTGCAGAGTCTTGAGAACTATCCCGTTCTCTGTGAGGATGAGCTCTCCTCCTACGAACTAGAACTACAGAACGAAACCTGGGATCACACAATCCGCAGAGAATGGGAGAGAGCTCTAGAGAGCGCTCTCTCCTCTCTCCTCTCAGACAATGAGGAGCTCGCAGAGAATGCAGTAGAGAGCCTCTCAGAGGATGCCCTGTTCTCTCTGTTCTCTCATTGTGCCGAGCTCTCTAATACCTACTGGGAGGCAGAGAGCGGAACTACTGTCTATATAGACATTGATCGCATCGCTCAGAGCCTCTCCTCAGAGCTCCTCCTAGAGCTCCTACAAGAGAGCCTCTCCTCTCAGTTCTCCCAGGCTCTACAGCCTCTCCTAGCCTCCTCTCAGCTCTCCCTGGAGCTCGCAGGCTGATACTCCCTGGCAGGCTCTCTCCTCAGTGAGAGAGCCTGTTCTCTGTGAAAAGTGGGAGCATCTCATCAATTCTCATTGAGTCTCACTTTGATTCTCAATAACGCCGCTTATTGAGAACGCTCTCCTTTTGTAACGTATTGTGAAACGGTAGCAACGGATGCAGACGTATGGAGTAGTGTACGCTAGGGAGCAGTAGAAAGGCCGCCAGTGGTTTTGGGGCTGCGGTATATGCTCCGAAATGTGGCGCTAAAAATGATACAGAATTTTCACTTTCCTAAGTATAAATACTCACCAATTGCACAAATGTTCTTGTGCTTTTAATTCGCGCCACCAAGTATGTGACCGCCCTTGTCCGCGTTGGCAAGGAAGTTGTCCTGGCCACCAATATGCATTTTTAGAAACGTTTTGAGAAGCTTCTAGTACCATAAGATTTGCTGGTACATGCAAGCCACAAACGAAATCATTTTGCAATGGCACGATATGATCCACATGGAAAGACTGATCAGTAGCTTGTTCGAGCCATTCAGCGTGAAGATAATGAGCCTGCATTTGTTTTCTCATCTCACCCTTTCTAGCCCACGCGGGGCAAGCATTAAGTTTTTGAGCTTCTCTTAAGCGACTTTTAGCACGCTCTTTGCCAGGGTTTTCTTTTCTCCAGCGTTTAACTCTTGCTCTGACAGTTTCTGCGCAACGTTTTCCATATTCACGATTCCTAATGCGTTCTTTTTCACGATTTGCTTCTCTATAAGCTGCCCGTGATTTTTTATTGCAAGCTATGCACTCATTGCTTTTTCCGTCTGTCAGCTTGATGTCGCGATAGAACTCCGTAAATGCTTTGAATGTCCTGCATTTAACACAGGCCTTAATTCCACTCATCACTTTGAAACTGCTCTGTAAATTTTAACCGGCAAAACCCAGCGGCACTATGCCGAAAGCAAGTCGAAGACGCCGCTTGAGGCATCTCTAGAGATCTCAGACAATTAGCTAGACCAATGGAGGCGCCCAAGCGCCGTAATGACGAACAAAGGCCAGTACAAGACAATTCGCACCCTCTCTTCTCCATTGTTTTCTTTCTGTGAAAGGCGGCCCTAAGGCCGCTGCTCTAGCTTTTTTGTATTGCCACTGTTTTTTAGCCTTTCCCCGGCAGCGACCACAATTTCAGCGACCCATCACATAAGTCTGGGACAGCTTTTCTAGTACGGGCCTTTTATTTTCGCCGCTTGTCTAGATGCCTCGCCCTTGGGGGCTCAGCGTGTCTAGCTTTTCGCGGCTAGTTGGGCCTTTTGTCAGTAGACGCTCCGCCCTTGGGGGCTACGCTCGCTTGATGCGCTGACTGAAGGAGCGTCGTCTAGCCAGGAAGCTGCATCTAGCCCGTATGAGGCAGCAGCTTCGCTTACGTCTATCGTAACTCACGCTGTTGGGAGTTGTTTTGTCCCTGTTGTCCCGATCCTGTTATGATGAGGGCTCTCAGCGGAGCAAGCATGGTCCAGCCAAAGGAAAAGAAGCGCAAAACAGAGGGCTGGGTGTATTTCGTTCAATGGGCGAGCATGCCCTATCACGTGAAAATCGGCTTCTCCACGTCACCAGGAGAACGCTTCGCATCGTTCCTCACGTCATCGCCAGACACGCTGATCGTCGTCAAGGCTTTTGAAGCCAATCGAGACGATGAGCAGGATCTTCACGAGCGTTTTGACAATTCTCGCCATGCTGGCGAATGGTTCCACCTTTCCATGGCAATCAAAAAATATCTTGAGAATGAAGCTCCTTGTCAAACGCTGGAGGCGAAGATTAAATTTGGCAATAGGAACGAAAGTCGCATTCAGTGGACGCCAATGCGACCAGGGCTGGCTCAGTCTCTCGAAAAGCTGCATCAAGAGAAACGCCTGCCTCGCTATGTGAAGAATGCTCGAACGTTTGTGCTGTGGGCCATTGGAGACATTGAGGCTTGTGATTATTTTGCCACTTCCAATGCCATTATTCACCACGAAGCCAATCGTGACGCCTATCAAGCCAAAACTGTTTATAACCAACTGATTGCGCTGGAGGAAGAGGAAATGATTATGAAAAAGCCTGGCAAAACATTTGCCTTGCTTCCGAAAGGAGAGAGTGAGCTAATTGCAGCAGAGAAGGAGAATGCGAAGAAACGCAAAAGCGCACGAAGCTTAAGGCTTGATTAAAAAGAAAGTTTGTATTAAATGCTGCTTTTCTTTCCATGGAAAAGAACTAGCGTGAGATGATCTTCGCAAAGCTTCTATGTGGGGCCTTCCTGATCGCCAGCCATTTAATATTGGCCCGTATAAATTGTGGCCATGTTTTAGCAAGCCAGAATTTCAATGGTTTTCTGCTATTGATGGCAAGCCTTATTATTTTCGTACGACCAACGAAGCTAAATTATTTATTAAGGACTTGCTGGCCATGGACGATGCAGAAGGGCTTTGCGACTAAGACCGTTTGCGCTAGCCTGCCTTAGTTGATTCTCGGGGGACCATGGTCCCCTTTTGTCGTCTTATGAAGCTGAAGGAAAAGGCAAAATGTGAGCCGATTGCCCGGACGGGGCGCGTGCAAAACTGGATGGATGATCCTGATGGGCGTCTTCCGGTGAGCTGCGCCGTAATGGTCGTAGATGATTCAATGGAAGGGCCGAATGGTATTGAAGCATCATGGCGCTTCACTTCTCATGGTCTTCGTAATGGTGCCGGCGTAGCTATTCATCTTTCCAATCTTCGTCCTCGTGGTCAAGAGAATGGTAAAGGCCTCACTGCATCTGGCCCTTGTTCTTTTGGCAAGATTTATTCCACTCTTAATGAAGTGATTCGTCGCGGCGGGAAATTTAAGAACGGCGCGGTTGTTTTACATCTTGATTACGACCATCCCGACGCCATGGAATTTGTTTCCATGACCAGGGCGGAATTGCAATGGGCAAAGCGTGCCATCAATGTTGATGAGCAATTCTTTGAGAAGACCACTCCAGAATTTCGCGCTGCATTGATTAAGGCGATTGGCAATGGTGATGTGTGGCTAGTAAAAAAGAAATACAACGCCAAGGGGGAACGCGTTTATTTTCAAGTTTGTCTGGAGGTAGCAATGCCTTCTCGTGGAACTTGCCTGCTTGAACATGTAAATATGGGCGCTTGCTCCATTGATAATCTTGAAGGCGCATTTATTGCTGGCATGACAGAATTGTGCCAGCTTCATGCTCGCACTGGTGTAGGCAAAAGCAGCGAATACCTTTCGCCGGAAGTTGACAAACAAGTTGGTCTCGGCGTGCTGGGCCTGGCCAATTTTCTTTCCATCCATGGAATTAGCTACAAAGAGTTTGGCGAAGCCCTTGATGCTTTCCTGATGGACGATCCACATCCCTGGGCGCATTATTGGACAGATACCGTGGCCGGAAAAGCCGTCCACGCTCTGTATAAGGGCATTGATAGCGCTGCTGACATTGCTCGTGAGCATGGAATGGAACGGGCTTTTGCCATTGCTCCTACTGCATCATGCTCCTATCGCTACCTCGACACTCGTGGCTTTACGACAGCCCCTGAAATCGCTCCTCCCATTGATCGCCTTGTGGATCGCGACAGCGAAACCATGGGCGTTGAGCGCTTTGAATATGGTCCGGTGGAAATCGCAGAGGAGGTGGGCTGGACTGCTTTCCGTAAAGTAGCAGATGGCATTTGCACTCTTCTCCATCGCACTGGCTTGTTCCATGGTTATTCCATGAACTGGTGGTCTGACATGGTTTCTTGCGACGAAGCTTTTATCAGGGAATGGCTTGACAGTCCTCAAACTTCTGTTTATTACGCTCTTCAAGTGCAAGCTGGCACTCAGGCTAAAGACGATGTTGGAGTAGACTTGGAAGAAAGTCTGAGCGATTTCTTCTCTATTGAAGAGACAGAAAGCTGCTCACTGGACGGAGGATTCTGCGCAGCATGTGCTGAGTAGTCTCCGTAAATTAATGGGCAGCTTTTGCTGCCCTTTGTTGTCTCTTTTCACCATCGTTTTGTAATTAAAATGGCAGTTCTGGATTATTTTTCGGCAGTTGCTCGTAAGCGCCCTTGGGATGCAGTGCCTGTAACCAAGGGCGAATTTGTTGCCGGTTCGGAAGAAACTATTTTCCGGGCTTTGGCTATTCGTCATCTTGAACTGCCCGTGAAGGACATGCTGCTGGAAGGGCTTCAGCGCGAGCTTCCTAATACGCCTGGCCTCATTGAGAGCATTGAAAGCAACATGACCGATGAGGAGCGGCATGACAGGGCTCTTGGCTTTGTCACCGATGCCCATGGCGTAGACGAAAAGGCCGAAAAGGAAGCCTTTAAGATTCGCCAAGCATGGATTGATCACCCCGCCCACCCTATTGCAAAAGTGGCAACTATTGAGCGGAGCCTATTCTTCACTATTCTTCCTTTCTTCCGGTTCAACGGAGACAAAGGACTGCGCACAGTGGCGAGCGACATCTCTAGGGATGAAATTTGCCACTCGTTTTGTAATACTAAAATCTGTGAAGAAGCCGGTGAAAAATATGGCGAGAGCTTGAACAAGCTTCGCAAGATGACAGCACTGTGGATTTATGACAAACTTGGTTCTTCGTCCAATAAATATCTGGACAAAGATTTTTGGTTGCGTCAAAGCGATGCGCTGTTCGTAAGCGGCAAGGCGCCTGAACTTAACGAAACAAGGGCTAGTACGATGCCCAGCTTTTTTGAATGTAATGCGCTAAATTTGCCACAATATGGTTGAGCAGGCCTTCCCGACTTATCTCGGCAGGGTTTGATGCTATATTGACCAAGTTCCCGCTCTGCGTTAGCATCGGGCAGATAGAGCCTAAGCCTCTGAAGCGATTAGCACTTGTTAATCGCTTCACGCTTAGGCCATCACCTCCCTCCATTGCTCTGTCGATGGAGAGCAGCCAGTTCTGAGGTCCGACGTTAGTTCGGGGTGCCTTTCCTGGTTTGCGTGATTCGCCCCCAAGCTTAGCTCTCAAACGGAAACCAATTTGTTGGCGCCAACAAAATGGTCTCTAGAGATGATGCTCAAACAGGGGGCTCCCGGCCCTGAAGTGTTGGTACACGCTAGGCAGATAGCCTAGAATTCCGTGGTTCGATTCCCGGCAGCGCCTTATGGCTCGCTATCGCATTATTGAGAAGCCTTCTTTTGCGGATCCAAGCAAGCCCGTTTTTACAGTGGAGAAGAAGGTTTGGTTCTGGTGGGAATACGCTGGGCTATTTTGCACGTTTGCGGAAGCCTTTAAGCGTGGGCTTGAGCTGCAAGAAGCCGATAGGAAAGGCGTGGTAAAAACCAGAGTGGTGGAAGAGTTCAACTAATGATTCCGACTCCTGACCGTGAATTGGTGCTGCGATGGATGGAAAGCAGTGGAGGCTTTGATGTGGTTGATATTGTTCAGCAAGTTGCCACAAAAGCCGCTGCTTGGGGATGGATACAGGCCGAGCCAGGCAAGACCACAAGGATAAGCGATCGCCCTAATCACTTAAGAATTGGTGATGTATGGGAATTTGAGACAGAGGTAAAAGAGAAGGGAAAAATGAAGCCCAAGACAATGCAATGGCGCGTTGTTCAATGGCACCCTGGAGAGATGGCTTGGCAGCTTCAATCGTTAGACGGAAAATATTTTGAGTATCTATTAACGCATGCTCCTCAGTATGAGGATATGAAATTTATCTGCGCCGGAGAAATGCAATGAGTGCCTTCGTCATCGCAGACACCCATTTCGGGCACGTCAAAAGCTTGTCTTTCATCACGCCTGACGGTTCCCCATTGCGTCCGTTTTCTTCATGCGAGGAAATGGACGAAACCATGGTGGAACGATGGAACGCAAAAGTAGGCAAGCGTGATACGATTTACCACCTTGGTGACGTGGTCATTCCTCGCGCAAGCTTAAAGATTCTGGATCGTCTCAATGGAAGAAAGATTCTCATTCGCGGAAATCACGACTTGGGGCGCTTGTCTGATTTCTCAAAGTATTTTGAGGACGTAAGAGGAGCGTTCTTTCATAATGGTGATTCCACCATGAGAGGAGGCCTAATCTTCACTCATATTCCCGTCCACCCATCGTGCCTTCAAGGGCATTATTTGGGAAATGTACATGGCCATCTCCATTGTCATCAAATCATCACTGACGGGCAAGTAGACAGGCGGTATTTCAATGCCTGCGTCGAACGCAACAATTTTGCTCCTGTAGCATTTGAAGATATAAAAGCCTTCTTTAAGGGCGATGACGGAACGCAGAACGTTCAACACGCCCCTGCGTGAGCCGCTCAATCCCATCATTTATCAATCGTTGCGGGCTATTGACTGGCACAATGCCCAGTATTTTCTCACCATGGACCAGTGGCATCTTGAAAAAGCTGCCATCATTAGGCAGTATGTAACAGAACTAAAGGCTTGGATTTATGAGCAGGAAGAGTGCGTGGAGAATTTGGGCAAAGGCTTTGGGAGAAAAGGCAAGCAAGCATGATCACGAAGCAGACAAAGTGGCGCTGATTCGCACATTGATCTTCGCATCGTATTTAATCACTAATATTGCCATCGTGACCAACGCTTGGCGGCATTGGGAGAAGCAACCTTTGAGTTGTATTCAGGCAATAAAAAAGGGAGCTTAAGCTCCCTTCAGGAAAGGCCGAGGAGTAGAGCTAGGAAAACAAGTCCTCCTCCTTTGTGTTCTTTATTCTTCTGTTGCTTTTGCCTTTTGCGAGAGTCGCGCGAACACTGACGCAGCATAGACATCTTGCCGCCACGTTTTCGTGGTTGCAAAGGGCGAAATTTTCGTGCCATGGAAAGACGAGGAAAAGGGGGGCTTACGCCCCTGCGACATTACAACAAGACTCGCGCCATGTCAAAACCAATGAGGCTTGGGCACGTAAGCGACGCCACGATAAACGAGGCTTGCATGTTGTGCTTCACGCAGGCGAGCTGCTTTCTCAAGCTGTCGCTTGATGAGGGCGAGTGGGTTCATGATGGTTCCCGATGATGCTGGTCCCGTTCCGTACCAGCTAGTCATGCGCCCCTTGAGGGGTGAACGTACCATCAGTGTAGCAAAGGGGAGGCTAGAGGAAGTTGAGGGCGCCGAGCGGGGCTTCAGTCCGCTTTTGTACGACATTTCAGAGCAGGTCGGCCTGCTCCCCTCTTCCCCTGGGGGAACAATGGCGCCTGAAACCATTGTTCCTTTTGAACTAACGCTGGCCAGCGTGCTTCGCGAAAGCTCCAAAAGCATAGCATGGTTTCGTGGGTTCAAACGTCATATTCTCTACAGGATTGATCTTGGGGATGGGCGCGGCAGTAGTCATCAAAGCTGTCCTCTCCATCGTGAACAGCCTGTTCAAGCAAGGCAATTTGCTTAATGCGTTTGATGTGCGCCTGAAGCTTTGGCAGGAGAGTGGGCACGTAAAGATGTTCAGCAGCAAGAAGCTGCAAAGCAGTTTGTCTGTTTGAACTGCCGCATTCAAGCAGGGACACAAGAAACTTTGCCTCCTGCATAGTTAAATCGTTGCTCTTCATTCCATAGCAGAACTATTGTTTGAAAATCATACTAGGAGATAAGGCTTTCAATCCAGCCAATGTCATCATCTTTACTTGCGGCAAGAATGGCACCTGCCATTGCAAACGCTAAGTCATCAATTCCAGAAGCTTTACCGCCAGTCACGCTCCATTGTCCACTGGGCTTGTAGATAACAGTGAGGTTTTTGAGCTGCATAATTGCTTTTTCATGGCGATATAAATTAATTTGTCCTGCATTGAACAATTCTCGCATCTTGCTGAATGCTTTCATCTTGGAGCTAACAGTCCAAGTGAGTTCCGTGATGGGAAGGTCGCTTGCCAAGCTTTGAATGGTGCCAGCGCTGTTGAACTGGTCCATCACAATGGTGTCGAAGACGTACAGACGGTGCTGCTCTTTAATCCAATCTTCCACTGCATTAATATTCACCTCCATTCTTCCATTGATTTCAAAATCAGCCACGAAAGAGTGGAATTTGTCAACGACTAGCGTGCCGTTTTCGTAATGCACAATACAAGCAGTGTAGTCGTCACGGCCAACGCCACCACGGGCGGGGTCAAGGGCAAGAACGTAAGCGCCTTGGAATTCAGGACGGGGAGGCAGGGCTGCACGCATGTCGTCAATACATGCGTCAACAACATCGCTGGCAACGAGGGCGGAGAGATTGGTAGTAAACTGAGCTGCATATTCCACCTTAAATTTTTCAGGATCTCGCGCTCTTTCGGCGTCAAGAAAGTCCTGGGAAATATTAGGATTCATCACCCAAGTTGGATGATTCTCAGCAATCATAAATGGAAATCTTCCAGAACTTGCCTCTTGGAAGTGCTGATAAAAAATACCACCGTCTAACCATGGAGAAGAAAGCTCAAGAATGCGTCCTTTGCCGCCAAACTGAGCGATGGCGGGTGAAAGTGCGTCATAAATGCCCCTGCCGCCGCTATTTGCGTCTCCTTCGGTGGCGAAGGCAAGCTCGTCAAATACAGCGCCTGCGCAAGCTAGGCCGCGAGCAGCGCGTCCAGATGTAGGCACCGCCTTGAACACGCATCCATTGCTGATTTCAATGATGTCCGCAGTTTCGCGGACAATCTCTTGGGCAAAGGGGCTATCAAGAATTAATTGACGGATGTTATTTAATGCAATACGCGCCTGGTCTTGCGAGTTGGCCACCGCAACAATGTACCATTTTTCGCCCTTTCTCACCTTGCGCCTGTAATCTTCTTCAAGTACAAAGCACATGTAAACGCAAGCGACTGCCGCCATTAGTGTTTTGCCACTACGTCTTCCCAGTGCCCACACTGCAGTGGATATTCCAGGGCGGAAAAAATTATCAAGAAGCTCTGCTTGTTTTGGATAAAGAGAAAGCTTTAGCGCGTGACGCGCAAAGTCTGAGCATCGCAGTGTCATTTTAATTGTTGCAAATTTGAGCCTTCCATCCACGATGCACGTTACGATCTCCCCGTGCTACCGCCCTTATTGCGCGAGGATCAAGGCCGTGCTCGTTGCAGAAGGCAGACAATCGTTCTGGGGTGTGAATTTCCCCAGCAGGACTAATAAGTCTATAAATATGTCTTGCGCGTGAAAGTGATAATTTTTCTTTTGTTTCTTCCGAGGTTACGCGACCCATTCCAGCAAGCGCGATTTTGCGCTTATGGTCTTCAGACAGCTCTCTTCCCTTGGCGGCTCTTGATATCTTAAGTCTTGTCTCTATCGAGATTTCTCTACCTTTTTGGCTTTGAGACATTTTCTGTCTTGTTTCTTGGCTGCACTTCCTCCCTGTATGCAATTCAATTAGGGCCAGCCTCCTTTCTTCCGATAGTACAGCCCCCGATGGCCCTTTACCCCCATCGCAAAGGTTGCGAAGAACCCCGCGTCCTTTGTCAATTCGCCCATACAACGCAATGCAGTATTTTTCAAGACGAAAAGCTTCCTCCTCTGTTAGACCTTCTTGAATGAAAACAATAAATTCTTTAGAACGCGGGGCTTTAATGGTTCTTTTATTGGAAAAAGCCCTCCTATCTTTGCCTTTACCGATGTAATACGGAGTGTACTTTGCGCCAAACGAAGAGTCGCTGCTCCTCAAATAAGCGTAAACATAATAAGGGCAATCAGACTTTTTCATTGATAACAAGAGAGGAGATGTCGCGCAGTTCATGCTGCGGCACGAAATAAGCAGGACGCCCTTTGGCAGGGTCCGCCCAATACCGAGGCTGCATCGCGTCTTGACCTAGGCACCACCCGCGAATAATAATATCTTCTTCGATGGTGACAAGAACTAGTTTCTTCCGAGGATTTTCGTCTTTCTGGACAATCAGATCGCGGCTGTGTCCTTTTCTGGTTTTTACGTCAATCATGCCAGGCAGATCACAAGATCCCCTCACTGCCATTGTTTCACTGTATAACCAGTTCTTTAGCCCCAGAAAGGACGCTACAGCCATTTCTCCAGTTGAGCCCAGTACATGAGCCTCCAGCGCCTTGTTTCCAAGCGCGGGAGCGCCATTGCGTCCACGAAGGCCGCGCTGCTCATTCAGGGACTGCCTTCTGTGCGCCTCCTTTAAAGCCAATGCTTTCTCTTGTTGTGTCAGGATGACACTGGCCAAGCTTGACATGTGAACGCGGCTGATGCGGCCATCATAGCCGCTAGACTCGGTATAAGGCAACCATTGTGGTCAGATGTCAGAAGAAGCAGTAGATCTTGGACATGCAAGAGCTGATGGTATTCGCTCTGACGGACTCGCGAACGTCTTAACGGGAATGAACACCGCCCGTGACAAAAGCCAATACACTAAAACTACAGCCACTGTTTTTCTTGCGCAAGAAGAACTAGAAAATCTTTATGGTGAATGGCTTCCTCGTCGTATTGTTGACATTTATGCTGATCAAGCCACTCGCAAAGGCTTCAAAGTATTGTTTGGCGGAGAAGGCGTTAGGGCCGAAGAAGTGCAGGGCATTGAGCAAGTAATTGAAGACCTATACATCCTTGAACAGCTCAACCTCGCAGCCAAAAACTCCCGCCTTTATGGGGGTGCTTGTCTACTTCTTTTTATTGACGATGGGCGTCCCGCTTATATGCCTGTCGATAAACGGAATATCCGTCGCATCGAAGACATTGAGTGTTTGGACCGATGGCAAATTGCGCCCGTTATTAATGAAGAAAACCTCTACGACTATTCAAAAGCCAATTATTATCAGATCATCTCTGGTGATTTAATTAACCAGCCACAGCTCACTTATATCCACAAGGATAGGATTCTTCGCTTTGACGGGGATTGGCTGCCCTATCGCGTTCGGCAAAGGAATTATGGATGGGGTATGAGCAGCTTGCAAACTGTTTATGACAGCTTCCGCCATTATTGGACTGGCCTGAACTCGGCAGCAACTCTCCTGACGGAGTTTGATATTTTTGTGCATAAAGTGAGGGGACTTGCGGCAATGCTTGCTGCTGGCAAGGAAAGCTCCATCCGTGACCGTCTGCAAGTGAACGATATGAGCAAGAGCATTTATCGCGGCTATGCAATTGACGCTGAGAAAGAAGAGCTGGAATTCATTAGTCGCAACTTTGGTGGCATTGGAGAAATCTTAGAAAAGCTACGCGTTGATATTATTGGCGCCAGCAAGATTCCTCACACTGTTTTGTTTGGTGAAAGCCCTGGAGGACTGGGCTCTACTGGCCGCAGTGAAGAGCGTGATTTTGCAAAGACACTAGCCGATTATCAAAGCGTCCATTTCAAGCGGCCCATCAAAAAGCTGATGGAACTGATCATGCTTAGCAAAGAAGGACCGACCAAAGGAGAATTGCCTGAATCATGGCGCATCTCCTTTAATCCATTGTTCGAGCTTAATGAGCGCGAAATGGCTGACGTACGGGCGCGTGTGGCGGCTGTAGACGGCCGTTACATCCAGCTTGGCGTACTGAGTCCCAAGGAGGTGGCGGATGCCCGTTATGGCGGTTCTGAGTGGAGCATGGAGCTTACGCTTGACCCGTCCGTAGTGCGGGAACTTCCCACTCAAGCCGGGGGTGGTTCCACTCAGGATGGGGGTGGTTCTGGAAAGATGGCAGTGCCTCCTGGTGGCCGCGATCCCATGAATGAGGAGAATGGCACGCTTCCCATGGACGGGAGCAGGGAAGTGACAGACTCAGCTTCGCTTCATCTGTCGGGCGATCTTGAGAAAGTGCGTGGCGACGTAAAATTCACGGACGAAGCATTGCATTCACGAGCAGTGAGTGCCGCTAAAGCTAAGTTCAAAGTGTGGCCGTCTGCTTATGCCAGCGGCTACGTCGTGCAACAGTACAAGCAAATGTACAAAAAGAAGCATGGCTCGCTGAGCGGAGCTTTCAAGAGCGACGAACAGGAGCTTCATGCCGATGATCTTGATAAGTGGTTTAAGGAGAAATGGGTGAGGATTGGCGCTAATGGCGAAATCCTTGGTCCATGTGGCGCTCGTGAAGAGAAAGAAGGCAAGCCCAAGTGCCTTCCCGAAGCCAAAGCTCAAGCCATGAGCAAAGAAGAACGGCAAACAATTGTGGCTCGCAAGCGCAAAGCCGATCCCAATCCAGAACGTAAAGGGCCAGCAAAGAATGTCAGCAGCAAAGTGGATGCGCTTGAGCCCATGAAAGTGGAAGGTCTCATCCTTTCTGACGTGGACGAAGCATCGCTGATTAGTCCAGAAGACATTGACGCTGCATTGAATCAATGGAAGGAGGAAGCTCCTGAGCGTTTCAAGGATATTCTGGAGGCTGAAGATGCAAGGCCTGAATGATCTATCAACGTTCGCTGCCGCTCTTGAACTGCGTCTTGATGAATCCTCATGGCGCTACGACCCCGTTGCTGGCCGTTATCGCGGAAGTAACGGACGCTTCCTTAGTCAGTCTGCCGTTGAAGCTTTGGTTGATGGTCGAATTAACAAGCTTGGCACTTTGCTACGTCGTCTTACAAACATGCTTAGCAACGGCGATATTACGCTGGTTCAATGGCAGGAAAGCGTAAGGGAAGCGCTTAAGCTTGCGCATGTACAAGCAGCAATCATTGGCAATGGTGGCAGGGACAATATGCAGGCTTCAGACTGGGGCCGCATCGGTCAGCGCCTTCGTGCGGAATACCGTTATCTGGAGGGTTTTGCTCGCGATCTTCTGGCTGGGAGCATTTCTACTCCCATGGCTATTGCTCGTATCGGCATGTATGCTCAAGCTGTGCGAGGTTCTTACTGGGAAGGCAGTGCAATTCGTCAAGAGCGACAAGGCTATAGCCTGATGCGCCGTATCCTCGATCCCCAAGCGAAGCATTGCGAGGACTGCGTACGTTTTGCTGCACGGGGCGCTGTTCCCATTGGAAGCTTGCCAATGCCAGGGCAGCGTTGTGCGTGCATGAGCAATTGCAAATGCCGCGTACAATACATGCGTCAACAAGCGCCTGTCGTGGCAGTGTGAGCATGGACGTTTTGGTTGGAAGCACGGGGTTAATTGGAAGAGTGCTGCGCGAGCATCACGACTTTGGCTATCTTTTTAGTTCCGAAAATATCCACTTGGCGCCATCGTTAAAACAAGATATTGACAGGCTTTATTTGGCTTGCTTGCCAGCAGAGAAGTGGAAGGCGAATCAAGCGCCGATGGCAGATTTCGACAATATGTATCACGTGTTGACAAAGATGAGGCTATGGAAGCCGAAAGAAATTATCCTCTACTCCACCATTGACGTTTATAGCCAAACTTATAAATACGTGGAAAACTTCCCGGAAATCCATAGCATTAATTATGGCTCCACGCGATACATTTTCGAGCTGTTAATTAAGACCACTTTTCCAGAAGCTGCAATTACAGTCGTTCGTCTTCCTGCGTTGTTTCACAGGCGCATTAAGAAAAATATTTTATTTGATCTTCTCAATGGCAATAACATTGAAAAGATTAATGCCAATTCTTGCTATCAATGGTATGACTTGAAGGACTTATGGCTTCACACTGAGGCGTGTCAAAAAGGAGGAACGCATCAATGGTTTTCGGAACCCATCGAGACATTGGAAATTATTGAGAGGTGGTTCCCATGGGCAAAAGCAATCGTCGATTGCGGGCCACGCATTGAGTACAATTATGGCCCATATTTTTCCAGCAAAGAAACCACTCTGAAGAAGATGGAGGAATTTATCAGTGCTTGGAATTAGTGCTATTGGCTGGAAGGACGAGGAAGAGCATGAAATCTTGAGCGCCAATGCTGGCGCTTTCAATTTCATTGAATTAGTGCCATCCCGCATCTTTGCCAGGAACGAAGATTTTGGCGATATTGCCAAGCGCTACAGGGAAGATTATGGGCTATGGGCGTATTCAGCCCAGGCATTGTTCTACCACAGTGCAGTGCAAAGCTTTGAAGACACTGCTGCCACTCAAGAGCATTTGTTGCGAGTAGTAAAGCTTGGTTCGCTGATGGGCATCAAGCGCTTTGTTCTTGGCAGTCCTGCATTGCGCAGAGGAAGCCCCTCAAGCCTGATGGAAGCGCTCAAGCGTATGGATTCAATCCTAGAGGCTAATGATGCCATTCTTTGCATTGAACCTATCGCCAAGGCATTCGGTGGAAAGTATTTCTATACAGTTGAAGAAATTGTCAATCACATTGATTTCTATAATCTGCGCAATGTAAAGACGATGCTCGACACCAATAATGCTTGGCTACAGGGAGATAGCCCCACGAAAATTATCAAGCATTATTTCCGCTTCATTGCTCATGTGCATATCAGCGACACTGACAATGGTCCCATCCTTAATCAATATGAGCATAAACAAATTAAGCTTCTTCTCAATGCAAGTTCATATCAATATGGCATCACTCGCGAACTAGCTAATGCCTCTAAGCATCATCGTGAATATCCCTTATTTAGACAGCTTTATGGCTGAGCGATAATTTGCCTTGCCATTTGCTCGATGGCATAGATGCCCTGGATTTTACCAGTGAAGAAAGAAAACAAATTGTCTTCTTGGCGCATTAGCGGAGTGCGATTGGCGCTGCTGTCTTTGGTTTTTGCTTTGATAGAAAGCGTTGGGAATAGATAGTCAAAGCTATCGGTAAAGTCAGGCCAGTAGCGCTCTACGTGCTGCTCAATCTTGCGTCTTGCATCGTCCGCATTATCAAGCGAATTGTCGGGCATAATTCCATGCTTCACATGGCTTAGCGAGAAGCATTTGTCGTTATATGGATAGATGGAGAACAATTCGCCGTCAATGTAAGTGAGGGCGCCAAAAGGAAGAGGCTTCTTGGGGCGATAGATGAACATTGCCGCCGCCTCAAAGAAATGAGAAGGCAATGGCTCCAGGAGGGAGTTATTAGTGCAATCAAAAACAAAGTCGTAATCTTGCTTCAAGCTTTGCAGATTTTCCTTCTTGATTGCTTCTCTCTTGACCAGCGAATTTAAATGCCATTGAAAATAATCAGAAGCTTCAATGGCGCTGATTCGCTTTTCGGTGGTATTCAGCAGAAGTGATGTGTGGCAAAATAGCTGCGCATCTAAGACTTCATGTGGGCCATGGCCCAAGATTGTTGAAATGGTTTCCGCATCGAGCAGACTCTCGTCTTCCGACACTGCATAATAATTATCATCCACATCATGCACCACGTTTCCATAGTCTTCCATGAAGCGCACAAAGGTGGTAGCGCACAATCGACGAGTGGCGGCATTCCTGGCGTAGTGGTAGCCATAGTGCAGCCGATTTTGGTTGATGAAAGACGTTTCTGAAATGAGCGTATGGTTCTTTTCGTACAGCGTCACCTCCGCCTCATCGCGAAAAGCCATTGCCAAATGGCATCCCACCCAGCCGCCACCAATAATTGCAATGCGCTTCATCAGATGTCAATACAAAGGTGGGGCTGCATGCCTTGCCAATTGCTTTTGGCTTTGGCCAGTTCTAGCTGAGGGAAGTATTCGATACGACGCTGCATACCAGTGCCATAGGGATCTGCGTGCCCTTGATAGTTCCATTCGTCCGGGCCATGCTTGTCTGGATGATAGATGTGGCATGGTACGTCCTGAAGCTTCCAGAGCATATAGTCCTCGTTGGGAACGCCCCACTGCTTCCATTGCTGCAGCGCCTCTGGTGAGCTGTCTGTGTTCTTGATGGCCATCAAGCGCTCCTTGTGGGCCATGAGGTAGTCGTGGCGGTAAAGACCGATGCTCATGGAGGGCGTGTGCTTCATTGCCACCTTTTCTGGCGCTTCCACTGGAGGCTTGTAAGCGAGCTGTCTAAAAGTGGGGCCTGCAATGCAAGTGTCGTGCAGGAGGAACCAATATGGACTCTCCATCGAATGCTCAACAATTTCAATGAGCGGCGTGTATTCAAAGGAATTTTGCTGCGTCAGCAGCATTGGCACATTTTTGTAGCTGGTAAAAGCCCTGACGGTTTGTCCTCCATTGACAATCAAAATTTCCTCTGGCTTTAGTCCAGCAGCAAGCAAGCTAGGAATAATGACGGGAATTGTGTGCGGAGCAAACTTCTTGCACGTACTAATGCAAAAGCGGATTGAGCCTTCTGGAAGAATCATCTAGCCTCCTTTTGCCGTCAGTATAAAAGGCCCTTAAGATGACGAAGATTCAGAGGAGATCATGGCTCGTATTCTGTACTGTGGCGATGCTTTTGTAGAAACTGGCTTTGGGAGAGTGGCTCAATATTTGCTTCCCGCACTAGCAGAAGAGCATGAAGTGGCGGTTTTGGCGGTCAACTTTCACGGAGACCCCCATCCAGAAGCAAAGAACTATACGGTTTATCCAGCCATGCTTCATGGCTCCGACCCATTTGGCTCTCATCGCATTGCGAGCGTCATCCAAGCTTTTAAGCCTGATCTTGTATGGGTGACAAACGATATTTGGATTGCCTTGAATCTATGGGAAAAGGCGAAACCCCTCAAGGAGCAGCTCGGTTTCAAATGGTTCGTTTACACGCCCATTGATTCCTACGGTTTGTTCCCAGATCTGGCCAAGCCCATGATGGAGTGGGACGGCCTTGCCACCTACACAGAATTTGCGAAGAAAGAGCTTGAGCTAATGGGCTACACAAAGCCCGTGCGCATCATTGGTCATGGCACTGATTTCACGAAGTTCTTCCCGCTCGACAAGCAGGAATGCCGCAAGAAACTTGGCGTGCCAGAAGATGTGTTTGTCGTGTTCAATGGCAACAGGAACCAGCCGCGTAAGCGCATCGACCTGACCATTAAAGCATTCATCAAATTTGCCAAGGACAAAGACGATGCTCGGCTATGGCTCAATATGGGCAGCAAGGATTTGGGATGGGAATTGGTTCCATTATTTAAGCGCGTTGCGCGTGACGAAGGGTTTGATGCCACTGGCAAGCTTATTTTGACAAGCCCGCATTATTCAGTGGACAATTGCCTCCCCATTGAACAGCTCAATCAAGTGTATAACGCTGCTGATATTGGCATTAACACTTGCATTGGCGAAGGGTGGGGCTTGGTTAATTCGGAACATGGTGCCACTGGCGTGGCGCAAGTGGTTCCTGATCATACGAGCTTGGCTGAAATTTTTGATGAGATGCCTCGCATTGAATGCAACGCCAGTGAAACCGATAGAAACTATGGGCTTGAGCGATTGTTGCCAGATCCAGAGTGTGCCGCCAATATCCTCACTTATTACTATGAGAATCGCGACATTTTGAAGAAGCATGGCCAATGGTGCTATAACCGTCTGCATGAAGAGCCCTTTACTTGGCCCTACATTCAGCAGCAGCTCAAGGATGCAGTGAATGAAACACTAGCCATCAAGCCTGCGGAGCCTGAATTCAAAGGCTTTGGCACTCCCGCGAAAATCGCCTGATCGCCATGCAGATTTCACAAATCTTTCTTTCCACTGATCCAACGGAAGAGCTGAGCCCATTTCTTAAGCACGCCACTGGCACCATTGATGCGTGCTTTCCCAGTGCGGAGCATGTCATTTACAGCGACGCTTCACTGCGTGCTTTTATTGCGGAGAACTACGGGGAAGAAGTGGTGTGGGCATATGATTGCTTGGCGCCATTTTCTTACAAAGCAGATCTTGGGCGGTTTTGCTTGTTAAACAAACTTGGTGGCTGGTATTTTGATATTGGCGTGAGGGCTTTCAATGCAGTGGACCTTGGCGACCGCATTGAATTCTTGGCCTTCCGCGATATTCAACGCTTTAGCTATACCAGTTGGGCGTGTGCTACGACTGTGCTCTATTCCAAGCCTGATAACAAGGCTTTGCAGACTGCCATTGAAATGATTGTGGCAAATTGCAAAGAGCAATACTATGGCATCACGCCACTGTGCCCCACTGGTCCAACGCTATTGGGCAAGGCGCTTGCTTTCAACGGAAGTCAAGCCAATTTTGTCTATGGCGACTATCTGGAGCTCACTCCCACCTATGGTCAAAAGAACAGAGGGTTTGTCTTACCTGATGGTACGATCATGGCTTGGAGCAAACCCGCAGGAGGTGGGGACTTGACTGGTCTTGGCGCTAAAGGTGTGAACAATTACAACGAGCTTTGGGCAGCGAGGAAAGTGTATGCAGCCGTCTGACTACACAATTTATGCCGTGTGCATTCCTGGCGAGAAAGTGCGCTATGAAGCCCGCTCTTCCATTGTTCCCATTATGGGAGGAGCGTATGCCTTATCGAGCGAGGAGCGTGAAGCGCTCCGCTTACAGGGCTATGTGTTTGATGATGAGAATGCTTCCCTTTCGCGGCTTAATGGCCGATGGGGAGAGCTATCTTGTATTTCTTGGATGATTCTCAATGCGAATGAGAAAAACATTGGCAATGCGCAATACAGGCGTAATTGGCTAGAGCCAAATGATCAATGGTACGACGAAAATACGTTGTATTTTCCTGAGCCCGCATTGTTCAATTGCACGCTGGAGCAGCAGTTTTATGGTGGACATTCAGCTTTTGACGCTCCTGTCATCACTAGAGAGCTTGCCGATTCCGGGAGTTGGATTTTCTCTCGTGAAGAAATTGATGCCATTTGGAGGCAAAATAGCTTTATTGGCTGCAATATGGCACGAGGAGGCAACGTGCAATACAAGCAATTCATGAGCGCTCTGTTTGTCGCGCTTGCTCCCATTTGGCATAAGCACGAAGAGCAGTTTCTTCGCATTGGAGGCTATGACAAGCGAGCGTTGGCCTTTATTGCCGAGCGTCTTATTACTGGCATGGTTTTGTATCGCGACAAGCTTTTCCCTGGCATGAGCATTGCCACTGCTCCGATAGGATTCATCCATTGATTATGCTTAAGGAAAGCATTTAGCGCTATGACCAAGAAGGAAAAGCAGGCAAAAATTGCTAAAACTATGCGCGAATTTAAAAGCGGCAAGCTGAAGAGCAGCAGTGGCGAAGCCGTGAAGAGTCCGAAACAAGCGCTGGCAATTGCCCTGTCACAAGCCGGTATGTCCCGCAAACCTAAGGAGGATATGAGCGACGAATATTACATGGGCTTCTTCAAAGAAATGGCAGGCGAGGAGGAAGAGGAGGAAATGGATGGGAGCTGCGGAAAAAAGCGCTGAGGGGAGACGCTGAGAGTTTCTCCCCTCCTGCTGCCGTGCGAAGCGCTGCCCGTCGAGGACTAGAACTGCGAAAGAAGCATGGCAAAGGCGGCTTAACAACGCAGGAAGCAGGCAAGCAAGGCATTGGTAGCGGCGTTGCCAGGGCCGGTGATTTAGCTGGTGGCAGCAAGATCAGCTATGCCACGATCAAACGTATGTCTGCATTCTTCTCTCGTCACGAGAAGAATAAAAGTGGTGGAGAGAACGATGCTGGATATATTGCTTGGTTGCTATGGGGAGGAGATGCCGGGAGGGCATGGGCTAAACGCATCATTAAGATGGTAGAAAGTCGTAATACAGGCCAATGAGCGAATACGTGCGTGTCATCGAACAAGAAGATGAAGGCATTGACGTGATGCAGGCTTTGGCCATTCTTTCTGCTAACGAGCACCGCAATACTTCGCGATGGGAACTAGTGGAGAAGCAATGCTTCAAGAATGGCCGCCTTGACGAAACTCACATCTATGTGATGAGCGTCTACGAAAAGCCCGACCCTCATTTCGATCCGACTAAGTTTCTTACGTTTGAAATTGAGGCAATGGCGAAGTCATATATTATGGAGGACCTTGAGAATCAGCTTCGCGAGATTCGGGATGACGACGACGACGAGGATTAATCTCTTCGCGTGTTGAGAATAAACGAGGGGTAGCCCATCAGCCACAATACGCTTATTCCATAGAGACCACTGAGAGTGCGAATTTGCACGCAATCCGGAGCCAGTTCAGCGCGTTCCATTCGCGAATAAGAGCTTTGGCTTGTATGCAAAGCTTGAGCTACGTCCTTTTGAGAAAGCCCGCTATTAAGGCGGGCTTCTTTAATGCGAGAAGCGATGAGAAGGCGAGCCTGTTGGTGAGGCATCTTAAGCACGTCCACGTCGCTTTTCTTGAGCAGCATCATCGTTTCAGCTCCATCCGTTTAGCCGTCCACCCCTTGTGGTGGCGGCGTTCACCTTTTGCAACTTTGTCTATATTTTGATGCGTTAATTTGTGGTCTCTACAAAATTCCCTTAAATTGATTGTCACATGAATGCTGCCACTGGGGGACACAAGCTTATAGAAGAAACCTTTCGAGCCAGCCCTTTGACTCTTGGAGATTTTTGAACGGCGCTGCTGCTCTTCGACTGGCGTAAGCACTTTTGTCAAATCACCATGCCAGCAAAAGCGAGATGAAGTCTGCTTGGCTTGATTTGCAAAATGCGGATTTTTGCCTACTTCGTAAAAATCATGAAGTATTACTTCGTGTCTTAACGCCTCTTCTGCCGTATCAAAAACACCGAGAACAATTTTATTTGTAGGCTTAAAAGTCTTGTCCTTAAAGCTGCCCATGTATGGATCTTCGCTTGGCGGAGCCTTGGATGAGCGCTTGCCAATATAGCCTCGACCCCACTCCTCGTACGAGTAGTAGACGTAATGCCAGCGCCTCTCCATAGTCAGTCCTGAATAACTGTACAAATCATAAACGATGTTTGTTGGTAAAGTTAATACATGGACACCTTAAACGGCTTCCGCTACGACGTTTCCACCATCCAGAACTACACGTTCACGGATGAGGGCTATTTGCGTGTCAAAGCGCGGATAGCCCGCACTGGTATTCAGTCTTATACGGATGCGAACGGAGGCGTCCGCTTGGAGTATAGGCCCGAAGAGGAAGTGGCTGCCACTGAGGCGCTAGATAGTTTTCGGGAAAAATGTGTCACAAAAGAGCATCCTCCGGTGCTTCTTGACGCATTGAACACAAAAGACTACGCAGTTGGTTTTACCAGCGCGGACGTCTCCTACTCCGATGGCTTTGTTGAAAGCACTCTGACTGTCACGGACAAAGAGACAATCGACTCAATCATGCGCGGAGACGTGCGTGAAGTATCGTGCGGTTACAGGGTGGACTATAGTCCCGAGCCAGGAATTACTTCTGATGGCCAACATTACGATGGCATTCAGCGGAACATTCGTGGCAATCACGTTGCTATTGTCAACAGGGCTAGAGGTGGGGCGCAAGTGCGTCTCATGCTTGATTCAGCGGATGCCGCTGTCGAAGACCTTCTATCCTCTACAGGAGTAAAAATGACCGCCAACATTGCGTTTGACGGCGTTTCGTATGAGGCTGATGCAGCTCTTGCTGCTGCTATCGTTGCCGAGCGTGAAGACGCGAAAGGTAGCTACGCCGATATGAAGCGTCAATATGAAGATGCCATGGCACAAGCTGAAAAGCTTAAGTCCGAAATGGACGCCATGGAAAAGGAAATGAAGGGCAAGTGTGATTCCGCTGAGGGTCGCGCTGATGCTCTAGCTGAGCAAGTGGAAGAGCTTTCCGCTGAACTCGCTGCTGCCAAGGAAATCAATCTTGATTCCATGGTGGAAGAGCGCGTTGCTCTCATCGAGAAGGCTAAGCCCGTTCTTGATGCAGCTTATGCTTTCGCTGGCAAAACTGCTCGCGAAGTGATGGTTGATTCCATCAAAGCAGTGCGTGGTGACGAGCTTGATCTTTCCGAGAAGAGCGACGACTACGTGCAAGCAATGTTTGATACTCTCGCTGAGGGTCGCAAAGATTCTGCTACCACTGATGAGCTGCGCAAAGCCGTAGCTTCCATTGCTTCTCCCGTTTCTGCACCTTCGTCCTACATGGACATGCTGCAGAATGCCTGGAAGAAGCCTCTTTCCATCTCTAAGGAGGCTAAGTAATTATGGCCGTAACTTTCTCTGCTTCGGGCACCGCCTCCGCTGGTGGCGTGCAACAGAGCTACGCTCTGGAGCATGCTGCACTGCTGGAAGGTCAACTGTCTGACATCCGCGACAACACCATCGGCACCTACGTCAACCAGACTGGCGCTGTTGTTCCCTTTGGCAATCTGGCTGTGTACAACACTGCTGGTACCATCGCCAATTCTGCCACTACCATTTCTGGCGCTTCTGACACTGTGCTGGGCGTTAACGTCCTCACCTATGTTGATGAAACCGCCCTCGACAGCAACAGCCGTCCTGGTGTGAAGAATCAGCAAGCCATGAACGTGGCTAACGAAGGTGCAGTGGCCGTCTACGTGACCGGTGCTGTTACTCCCGCATCGCCCGTGCGTGTGCTGTATTCCGCTAGTGGCACTGGCAAGGCTGGTCAGTTCTCCCATGCTTTTGCATCGGGCAAAACTGTGCGCCTCGCTAACGCTCGTTTCCTCACCTCCACCACTGGCAGCGGTCTCGCTGTTCTGGAGCTGAACGGTCCGAGCTTCACCCTCTCTGCTGATTCTTGATAGGAGGCTCTTAACAATGTCTGAATTCCGTATGGATGATGCGGGCCTGTTCCTTGAGCGTCAGCTTGAGTACATTCGCCCCCAAGTTTTTGAAGTGCAGTATGCGGATATTAAATATCCCACTGTTCTGCCCGTCACTGCTGAAGCTGGTCCTGGCGCCCAGACCTTCACCTATCGCATCATGGACTCCACTGGTGAGTTCCGTCTGATTGCTGACGCTGCTGATGATCTGCCCCGCGCTGACATCAGCCAAGTGGAGAAGAGCATCAACATTCGTTCCTTCGGTGGTAGCTTCGGTTACACCGTACAGGAACTGCGTGCTGCTCAAATGGCCAACATCGCCCTTGAGCAGCGTCGTGCTGCTGCTGTGCGTCGTGCCTATGAAGAGAAGGTG